ACTCCCGGGGCGTCGAGAAGGGGCCCGACGGGATGTAGTCGGGCGGAGGCGGGGGTTCGAATGGCTCGTCGAAGTATTCCCAGGAAGTGCGGAACGTGACGGAGCCGCGGTTGAACCCGTCGGGAATGTAAATCGGCCTCAATGGCATTTTTGCTCCTGGACAGAATCCACCTTTACGCGCGCATACGCGTGCGCGCACACACGCGCGTTATACAAGCTCCTAGTACCTAGTCCAACGATTCATTGCTGCGATAGCAGCACCTAGACGGAGGTGGGGACAAGAGCCAAACTACCCCCAGGGAAGGGAGTAGTTCGAAGCACTAGACATCGGCGTACGACTTTCTTGCTTTTATACCGGCACTAGACCGGAGCGGCGCTTACTGGGATTGCTCCCAACCCCCCAGGTCAACCGGTCGGGGGGACTGCTATGCGCCACACTACTGCCCTCGCGGGCATTTGGCGGGATATGGGCGCCGTGTGTTCCCACTGGTCGCAAGACTCGACCTGGTGAAGGCCCGTGCTGCTCCCGGCTGACGTGCATCTTCACACGCGGCACCGGGCTTGCCACCTTTTGCTATCTATTGCGCTGACCACCCCGGTCGCAATGCCGGGGCTGTATGGGCGACGCCCTCTGTTTGAAGATAGGCCACCTCCGGTGCTAATAAAGCCAGCCCAACTATATGCACGCTCGGAGGTCGATCCTTGCGCGGGGCTCTACCGGTATGCTCTACATCCGGGCTCCTGGGCCCCTGTTCGGCGGGCTGTGAAACGTTCCCGCCTTGCACCGTCTTGCCGGGCTACCATCTACCGGTCCGGGTGCTCCGGGGTCCGCTTACTTCGGGACGCCGGTTGTTCCCCAATATAGCAACACCACCGGTACTTCGGGGCCCGAGGTGTGTAAAATTTTGTTTATTCCCTGTGATGTACCGGTCGTATGCGTAAATATCCGGGGAACAGATGAGGTAAAAATGAAGTTTTGGCGACCCGAAATCCTGGAAGACTTGCCCGGCAGGCTTCTTTGCGCGTTGCACCGCGACATGTGCCGCGTCCGGTCCGGTCCGTGGCGTCCGTTTGACGGCAAGCATCCGTGGATATACGGGCTGCCCTGGGGCGTGGTTGTTTGGTATCACTCCCGCATACTCCGGGAAATGAAGCATCGGAACTGGAAGCCGAACCCGAAGTGGTTCGACCCGACGTATCGGGGAGACGCGTTCCCGGCGGTCAACGACAACATGGTAGACACGGATACCCTCGGGACCCGCGGGTGGTTTAAGATTTTCGACTCCGTTTGTCCCGCGCTGGAATCCGAAGACCGGGAAACCCTGGAGAAATGGAAACGGAGGCACCTGTAATGGCCGGGACACTCACGATACCGCAACAGCTAATAGACGACATCAACGCGAAACTCGGCAAGGACTACCCATCGCTCGAAGCGGTCCGCGTAAGCCGTGACCGTATCGAAATACGCGAGAAAGTACAGGACGACATCGCCGCCGCATTTCCTGTTCACGTGGCGCCCGAAAACGTGACGGTCAAGGCAAAGACCGCCCCGAAGAAAAACAACGCCCAGGAAGCCCTGAAAACGCAAACGGAAGGGTTCGGGATAGAACCCGTCACGGAATTTTCGGGAATGCTCACACAGGAACAGCTAACACGGCTCCGCGAAATCATAGATACCCACCAGGATATTTTGACCCGTACCAAACCCGACAGCGGGGTGTGGCACAAGACCTGCCGCGAAATAGCCCGCCTGGCCGATGGGACCTTCGGGTCGTTACACAACTGGAACGCCGCCTGGATGTCCCGGCTCTATAGCCACGGAACGTCGCCGCAGTTCTTGTCGTTTTCCCGGGGCGTGCCCGTTCTAGAGGCCATCGCCAAAACGCTCGACTACATCCAGCTCCGATGGAATGAAGGCACCGGCACATTTTGGTGGCCCAAGGACGGGGTCCGGAAGTCCCTGCTCGAGTTCCTGGTCTCCGGTTCCCGCGAAGGGTCCGAAACATCGCCTTTCATCGAGGTGTACTTTTGGTACATGACCTGGATGGGCTACCGGGAAACTTTGCCGCCACAGGCTCGTGAACTTGTCGACCGCGAAGTTCGAAAGACCGACTACATGAGTGACGCCCTTGTCTCGATGTGGTCCGGTGCTGCACAGGTTGTCCAGTGGTACAACAACCACCGCGGGGAACTCATGCGGGATTTGGTAAACCGCTCCCGGCTGGCTAATTCCTGGGACCTGTTGCGTCTTATTTGCGACTGGAAGGACGCCGTGAAATTCGAGGTACACCCGTTGCGGTGGGTCCGTTCCAATACAGAACGCTGGAATAATTTTAAAAGATGGGCCAAAAATGTCCACGGGGTCAGTATCTAAATGTTTACACAAAAACTACAACCGTTTTCGCCCGTACCCGGCGTCCAGTATTCCGCGGAATACAAGGAAAGCGGCAAGACAATTTCGATATCCTGGGTGGCACACGAAAGCGCGGACTGGCAGAAAGTTCTCGCCGCGGTCCGAAACTTGCCCCGCCGCAAGTACAACGCGGCGACCAAGCGCTGGGAGGTCCCCGCGAGCGCTGAAATGCTCGAATGGCTCCAGGTTGCGGGGTTCCCTTCCCCTAGACAGCCCGAGACAAGACGGAACCCGGAGGAACAGGTTCCCGCGGTTGATCCTGTGGAAGAACAGCGCAAGCGCATCGCCGCGGTTCCGCTCGACCCTACCGCCCCCATGATACCGGGCCTGCGCCCGTACCAGGTGGACTTCCTTAAGTTCGCGACGATCCGACGCGGGCGCGTTGCCCTGGGCGACGATATGGGTACCGGCAAGACGGTTCAGTCGCTTGCGTGGCTCGTGTACGCGAACCGGTTCCCCGCCCTCATCGTCGTGAACGCCCCGACAAAGCTCCAATGGCAGTCCGCCTATTATCGCTGGGTCGGGTCCGTCCCCGGCTACAAGCCCCGCGTCGCCGTGCTCCAGGGTAAGACGCCCTACATGCTCGAGCCCGGTGTGTCCTACATCATCAACTGGGACATCTTGAGCGACTGGGAGGATGAACTTGCTAGCCTGGGCTTCAAACTTCTAATAGGTGACGAGGTTCAAGCCATCGGGAACCCTAGCTCGAGGCGTTCGCGCGCGTTCATGCGTCTCGCCCGTAAGATTCCCGACGTGATAGGCATGAGCGGAACGCCCGCCATGAGCAAGCCCGCCCAGTTTTGGCCCCTTCTCAACATAATGGACCCCGAAAAGTTCAAAAGCCAACGCGCCTACCTGTACCGGTACTGTGCACCGAAGCACAACGGGTTCTCGCTCACTTTTAACGGGGCCTCGAACGTGAAGGAACTCCACGCGCTTCTCGTGGGTTGCATGTTGCGACGGACAAAGGCCGAAGTCATGAAGGACCTCCCGCGCAAGGTCATGGAAGTCGTCCCGCTCGAAGTTGACGCGAAGGCGTTCCAGGAATACAAGATGGCGGAAGCCGTCGCCTTCTCCCAGGACGGCACAAGCGAAAAGGAAATGCGCGAACGTGTCGCGGGTCTCTTGCGTACCGCCTATGCTCTCAAGGAAAAGAACCTGCTCCAATGGGTCCGCGATTTTCTCGACTCCGGTCGGAAGCTGCTTCTCTTTGCATGGCACCGCGACGTGGTCGATTTGCTTTTCTCGACGCTTAGGGATTTCCACCCCGCGAAAATATACGGTGGAATGAACCAGGCGGAACGCGAGGACGCCCGCAGGCGGTTTATCGAAGACGGGGACTGCCGCGTCATGGTTGCGAACATCCAGTCGGGCGGTGTCGGTATCGACGGGTTCCAGGATGTGTGTTCCGATGTGGCATTCGCTGAATTTTCGCACACCCCGAACGCACACAGGCAGGCCGAGGATCGTTTGCACCGGTCCGGTCAAAAGAGTTCGGTGACTTCGTATTACCTGGTGGCGCCTGGTACTGTTGACATGGACGCCGTGGAAGTGCTGGACGACCGCGCAAAAATGCTCGACGGGGTACTTGACGGCAAGGAAGCCGCCGACGTGGACCTGTTGAGCGAACTTCTCGAACGTCGCGGCGTCGTCATTCATACAAGGTATTTTAAATGATTACACGCGAAAAAATAGACTTATCCATCGAGCGCCGCGTGCTCTCGAACCTTATAATGTCCACCCCGCTGCTATCCAAGATAAGGACGGTGGGGGACCCCGCCATGTTCGAAAGCACCATGAGCCGCGCCGTCGCTACCTGGGTGTGGGAATTTTTCGACCGGACCGGCGACGCACCAGGAAAAGCGATAAAGGATATTTACACGCGACGTAAACGTGAGCTGCGGGAATCCGACGCGGAACTGGTCGCGGTGTTCCTCGAGACCTGTTCGGAGGAATGGCTCCCGACGAACGACAAGCAGGCGGAAGACATGGCTGTCGAATATTTCCAGGAACGCGCGCTGGCCATGTTGCATGAACGAATAGGCCGGGCGCTCTCCAACCATGAAACGTCCGCTGGGTTCCTTGCCGTCGCGGAGTTCCAGCGCCCGAACGTCCGGGTCAAGGAGTCCGTCTCCATCTTTAGCGACGCAAGACAAATCGCACAAGCCTTCGACGACACGGAGGAGACCGTCTTCCAGTTTCCTGGGGAACTGGGGCACGTACTGGGCCCGTTCACTACCGACGATTTTATCGCGTTCATAGCACCCCCGAAACGTGGCAAGACCTGGTGGCTCATGGCCACCGCGTTTGCCGCCGCGCTCAAGGGAAAACGCGTGCTTTTCGTGTCTCTCGAAATGACAAAGAAGCAGATGGTGCGCCGTTTTTGGCAAATGATCACCGGGTGCTCCCGTTACGGGGAAAGCGCCCCGTGGCCCGTCCTTGAGGAAACCGGGGAGGGCCGCTGGTCTATCCTTGACCGTGAAGTCAAGACAGAACGGGTGGAAACTTCCTTCGAGGGCATCGCGGCTATCCAGGAGAGCGTCCGCCGTGTGTCACGGCATGGGCGCCTTGAGCTCCGGGCGTTTCCTACCGGCACCTTGAGTGTTCGCGGTTTGCGTTCCGAAATCACGACGATGGGCACATACGAGAATTTTGTCCCGGACGTCGTGGTTGTAGATTCCGCGGACATCATGGACCACGGGAACTCCCGCGTGGAGGTCCGCCACCAAATCAACATGACATGGCAAGCCTTGAGAGGCCTGGGCCTTGAACTGGGGTGCCTGGTCGTCACGGCGTCGCATACTGGTACCGAGACGATGGACGGCGAAAAGGACGCCTCCGCCAAGAACGTGTCCGAAGACCGCCGCAAGGTCGCCCACGTAACGAAATTGGTCGCTATCAACCAAACCGAACAGGAAAAGGCGCGGGGCATTTACCGCATCTCGTGCTCGACTACACGCGACGGCGGCGTAATCTTTGACGAGGTGGTGTGTACGAATTGCCTGGCGATCGGGCGCCCGTACCTTGAATGTGCCCGCCTATCCTGTGTCGATATGGGCGAGGCTCCGTATTCACCCGAAGAAAACCAACAACGACCCACAGGGCGCCGCCGCACCCGTTGATGACCGGTATTCCCTATATTTAACCGCTGGAGGTAACACAAATGGCCGATGGGTTCTTTGACGTACCGAACGTACCATACCATAAGCTAAATAAATTTACAGAGTACAAGAAGTTCGAGGAAAAGTTCGAACCGAAAAAGACGACCGACGACTGCTACACGCCGGAGCCGGTCTATAAGACTATCAAGGACTGGGTGTTCAAGCGCTGGAACTTGCCCGAGGACACACAAATTATACGCCCGTTCTATCCGGGCAAGAACTTCGAGAACGAAGAATACCCCGAAGGGTGCCTGGTGCTCGACAACCCGCCGTTCTCTCTCTATGCGCATATTGTGCGCTGGTACTTGTCGAAGGGCGTCCGGTTCTTTGTTTTCGGACCGTACTTGTCGGGGCTTGTTATCGGGGCCGACGTGACCTATGTAGTCGCGGGCAAACAGATCACCTACACGAACGGCGCAAAGGTCGCCACGTGTTTCTGTACCAACCTTCCGAGCGACGCCCGCTTGATTTGCTCGACCGACCTGTATCATGCCATCTACGACGCGAACACCGGGTCGAAACCGTCCCGCGTCGTCCGAAAGCTGGAGTGGCCTCCGTCCATTCTCAACATGGCCCGCACCGGGACCCTGGTCCGCGGTGATTTTCCCGAGGGTCACGAGTTCCACATCTACAAGGACGAATGCGCATACATACGCAAAATGGACTGCGGCCAGGACATCTTCGGAAACGGCCTAATCCTTGCTGACAGTGCCGTCGAACGCTTCAAGAAAGAGAAGGAAGACGCGGACAAGCTATCGAACGACCGGTGCATTGCCCATGTACTTGAAAGCGGGAATACGTATTGCGAAACAATCAGCTTGTCCGAACGCGAACAGGAAATCCAACAGAACCTAACCAACCAGGCGAACGCAAACCGCGCCGCCGCAATAAAGGAGTTGTCCAAATGATAACGATTGAACGCGAGACGCTTCTCGCAGCTATCAAGAAAGTAATACCCGGCGTAGAAAAGGGCGTACAACTTAACGGGATAAGCAGCAACAACGGCGCCGAGCAGCTTCTGTTCGACGGCGTGAACGTCCACTCGTGCAACGGTGTGGTGTCCGTCACCGCTCCATGCGATACCCAGGGCCAGGAATTTTCCGTCAAGGGCCAGGATTTCTTTAAACTGGTCTCGCGTATGAACGGCGACCAGGTATCTTTTGAAATTGCAAACAACAAAATCAAGGTAAAGAACGGAAGAACCCGCGCGACGCTCCCGATCCTTGACCCCTCGAAAATCAAGGCATACGTAGCGACGGTCGGCAACAGCTCCGTGGAGTTCAAGAAGGTCCCGGACAAGTTCATGACGGCGCTCCGCGTATCTTGCATCCCGAGCAACATCGTCACCATCCGCGGTGTCGCAACGGTCGAATACCAGGACACCGCCGCGGTGATTTCTTCGGACTCCAAGCGCATCAGCTTTACGAAGTTGTCCGAACCCGTGGAACGTTTCCTGCTCGACGATTCTGTTATCCAGGACGCTCTCAAGTGCGGGGAACCGGACGGTTATGCTGTTGTCGGCCCGTGGTTCCACCTGCATTATCCCGACGGCACCATCTTTAGCGCACAGCGCAAGGACCACAGCGTTTACCCGTTCACTAAAATTATTGAATCCGTGGACCGCGCACTTTCCACGCCGCCATTGCTTACAGGCAAGCTCCCCGCGGACATCAAGGAAGCGGTGGCCCGCGTGTCTGTTCTTGCGTCCGGTCGTGACGGCAACAACGCAGCCCTCATTGAAATGACATTTACAAACGACGCGCTGGTGCTCCATGCCGAAAAGGACGGAAGCGAAGCCACAGAAGAAATCCCATGGGACACGAAACCCAGCAACGACCCGAACAATGTGAGCGTATGGGTAAACGTGGAATTTTTGGAAGACGCGGTCAACAAGTCGGTCGACTTCTCACTTGTACCGGGTGCCCGCTCCGATTCCCTTGTCTTCAAGGCGGACGAATACATCCACATGGTAAGCCTTCACGTGCCAAAGTCAAACTAAATAAGCCGAAAACACATAGGCCGGGAAATTGCGCCCGGCCAATATTTATCGCGGGGTTTTATAAATGGGTTTTTTCGATATTAGCCAGGAAATGCTGCTCGCAAACAAGACGCGGACAAAACGGGCTGCGCCGCCAACAGGTTGCAAGGCTTGCGGGCTTGACAGCAGCGGCAAGTTGTCGGGGTTCGCTGGCAAGGGGGAGGACCGTGTCTTGATCCTATCCGACTACCCGAGACGGGGCGAGGGGAACGACGCCGCCCACGTCTTTTCGCTGGAACTCTACGACGTGCTGTTCGACCAGGCCGGGTGCCGCGGCGTCCCGGAGCGCATACTGGACCACGCCTGGGTGGGGTATGCACTTCCGTGCCCGGTGCCCGAAGGCAAGGAACCGAAAAACCCGGCGTGCTGCTCCGAACGCCTGGACCGTCTAATCCGTGAGTTGCAGCCCCGTGTTATAATACCGATGGGCGTAATACCGACAAAGGCTCTTATTTGGGACCGGCTTGCGGGTAGAATCAAGAACACCCAACCGAGCGACCTTTTCGGGAAACGCATCCCCGACCGGAAGTACAACGCCTGGATTTGTCCGACGTATTCCCCCGAGTTTATTTCCTGGCAACGCCGCGACAAGTGCCCCGCCATGTATCTAGCCCAGCACATCCGCAACGCGTGGGCATTGAAGGACAAGCCGCTCCCCGAAATACCCAGCGATATACGGGTGACGGAGGACCCCGAAGTCGCCGCCCAGTGGATCAAGGACGTCATGTACTGGGCCGCCGTAAACGCTCTAGGGGCCGCACCCGACGGCGTCGTCGACGTGGCGATAGATTACGAGACAACCGGGCTCAAGCCTCACCGCGACGGGCACCGCATCTACGCCGCGTCCGTCGCTTACCGCATGGACGGCAAGTATCACGCGTTCGGGTTCCTGTGGGACGGAAACAACCCCCGGCTCGTGAAGGCATGGTACGAACTGACACACCACCCCCGCATCGGGCTCGTGGCTCATAATGCCAGTTTCGAAGCGTGCTGGACCAGGTTCTGCGGGGGTATCGGGAACGGAAGAACCGACTGGCCTACCAACTGGAGCTGGGACACTTGCCTGGCGGCCCATGTTATCGACAACAACCAAAAGGTGGGGCTCAAGCTCCATACGTATTGCGAACTCGGGGTCCTGGGGTACGACACGAAGGCGGACAAGTACATCCGCACCCTGGTCCAGGGAGAAGCGGAAAAGTACGGGTGCAACGCGTTCAACCTGTTACACTCCGGGGAGGGAATCCCGCGCGGCGACGTGGTCTATTATTGCGCGGAGGATTCCCTCTATACGCTCCCGATAAGGGACGCCCAGGTGCGGCAACTTTCGGGCATGGAGAGCGCCTTCCGGTTCTTCATGGAAGGCGCGGACACTTTGGCGCGTGTCCAGTCCGAAGGGCTCCCGATTGATCTTGAGAAAGCCCGGCAACTCAAGGAAGAACTGCGGGTCAAGCTCGACGCCGCGGTCGCAAAGATAATGGAATCCCCCGATGTCAAGAAATGGCAACAGAAACACCCCGGCGAGTACTTCAACCCAAATTCGAACAAGCAGCTCTGCGAGGTTCTCTATGACGTGTGCAAGCTGAAACCGCCCGCGGACTCCCGAGACGTGAAAGAAGACACGCTCACCAAACTGGGGACCCCGTTGTGTCGGGATGTTCTCGAAATGAGACACTGGGCGAAAATCCGCGACACGTTCCTGGAGTCCTACCAGCGCGAGGCCGTTTGGGACGAAGAAAAGGGCTGCCACCTCATCCGTACTTTCTTCAACCTCTCGACGGGTTCCGAGAGCGGCACTACGACCGGAGAAAAGAGCCAGGCGGGCCCGCGTACCTACAGATCGAGCGCGGACAGCCCGAACTTCCAAAACATCCCGAAGCGGGACAAAGAAGTTAAAAAAATGTTGCGGAACTTGTTCGTCGCGCCGCCGGGGTTCCGTTACATGGAAATGGACTACAAGAGCCTGGAAGTCATGGTGTCCGCGAGTTATCACCACGACCCGCAAATGATACACTACCTACAGAACCCGGAATCGGACATGCACCGCGACACGGCCTGCGATATGTACATAAGGACCCCCGACGTACTGACAAAGGAAGAACGCTCCTCCATCAAGTCCGGGTATGTGTTCGCGTCATTTTACGGGGCGAACTACAAGTCATGCGCCACCCGCATGTGGGCGAATATGCCGCCATACACGAAGGAACACCTGGCGAACGATTGCGGCATCAAGACCTTCAAGAAATGGGAGGCACACGTTGAAAAGGCCGACGACATCTTTTGGAATCAACGTTTTAGAGTGTATAACGAATGGCGCAAAAAGGAATGGGACCGGTACCAAACGTACGGGTACGTTGAAAGCTTCACGGGGTTCCGGTGCCGCGGTCCTATGGGCTACACGGAAGCGACCAACAGGTGCATCCAGGGGTCGGCCTTCCACATCCTGCTCCGTGCTCTCTCGTGGGATGTCCAGCGCATAAACGAGCTGGCAAAGGAACGGGGGATGCAGTCCCGCATTATTGGGCAAATTCACGACGCCATTATTGCCCTTGTTCGTGAAGGCGAGGAAAACCAGGTCGCCGCCATCGTCTATCAGAACGGCGTGGAACGCGTCTCACGGGTGTTCCCCTGGATTTGCGTCCCGCTCGTGATCGAGGCGGAAATGTCACCGGTCGGCGCTACCTGGGCGGACATGAAGGACGTGGGCGAACTGGGCGCCAATGGAATTGTTAAACCCGACTGGCCCGAGCTATTCAAGGCCGCATAGGAGGCACCATGCCAAAAGAAAAGATATTCCCGACCGTCCTTATGATTTTGGACTTTTTGGCGGCGGTTCCCTACATCATGAACCACGACCTGCGGATGTCCGTGTACTGGATCGCCGCGGGAGTGCTCACGATGTCCGTGACCTGGCTATGACCTACCGGGGTTGTTTCTATATTGGGGATAGGCAACCGGCACGGCGCCGCCGAGCTAACCCCACAAGAAGACCGGTCGGTTGCCTATACTAACAACGCGGGGGCGCAAGTGGTGTGAGTGGTATCCTCGACTTGCGAACCCCGCGATCCTTGTGGCATAGCTCAATGGATAGAGCGCGTCCCTCCGAAGGACGAGGCTGCGGGTTCGAGCCCCGCTGTTGCAATACGCAAGACCCCTGGAACGGTCATCCCTCTCCCCTTGCCCTTCGGGGGTCTTGCACAAAGACTAGCTGGGGGTTACAGGCGACGGCCTGCCTACTTCCTGGCGGGGTCCACACGGACCCCGTCGCGCTTTTAAAAAGGAGTCCTTTTCTAGCCTTCTTTGTTCGACTCCATTCTCGAAAAGTAAGGCCCGCAAAGTTCCGCGTACAAATTACAGACCAGTTCCCCTCGTGGGCTCCGGGATGTTGTAGGTGAACGCCGTGCGATCGTTGTCCGCGTAGATAATAGGGACCGGCGCCAGGCCCGAAATACTGGACGGTACCACACCACCGAGGCCAGGTGTGGTGGCTAACGTTGGAGGCCTACAACAAGGGCGCGGCCAAAGGTTGGAAAGGAGTACCTGTAACCGCGCCCATACCATTTTAAGGGAATCCAAATGGCTAAAACTCCAAGATTGAAATTTTACGGGATTGAACTTACCATCCCCGAAATAAAAGAACTTATTTTGTGCGAGGGGCATCTATGCAACCCCGCGACTTGCGTGGGGTGTGTCAAGCGTTACGGCAAATGTTCATGGCTCCCGTATGGCGGCAGCTTTATAAAAAAAGATTCCAGGGCTACCGCAAAAGAGCACCCGAAGTTCGTACAGTTGGGGCTGCTAAAGTATGACAGGAAAACAAAGTTTTACAAGTGGACCGCTCTCGGTGCCGCGTACCTTCAACGCGTAGCCCGTAACAATACGCACCTGCGTTTGGAGCTATCTCACGGGCATTTAAAAAAAAAACTTAACCGCATAAAGCGCAAACAGCAAAAACAGGAAAACCAAAATGCCAACCGATGAAAATTTCGTATATTGCCCGGAATGTGGCGCCGAGGTCCCTCTCGACGACGATCCGTCATCGATGGACACGCAGGACGCCGCCGAGGGCTTACTCATGCACTACCAGGGCGGTACGCGGTACGCCGTCCGCCGGTGATGTTCTAACACTACAAACCAAAATAAAGGACGCCCTTTTGTATATGGGCGTTTCGGAGGGAATCCTTAAATGAGCCTATACAAAGAATACCGCCCCGCAACTCTCGAAGAAGTCAAGGGCAACACCGCCGTCGTGACCGGAATCCGCGAACACTTTGCGCAACCCGCGTCCAGGATTTCACACGCCCACATCATCTACGGCCCCAGCGGTTGCGGCAAGACGACGCTCGCCCGCTGCATTGCCCGTTCCATCCTTCACGCGGACGACTTGAGCATTCACGAAATAAACAAGGCGGAAAACCGCGGCATCGACACGGCCCGCGAAATCATAGCCGAAATGGGATGCCTGCCGCTTACCGGCGAGGCGACCGTATATATTATCGACGAAGCCCACGGCATGACCCTCGACGAAAAGGCCGCATACCTCAAGCCCCTCGAAGAATGCCCCGACCATGTTTATTTCTTCTTATGTACGACGGACCTACCGAAGCTGCTCAAGGGTGACGCAGGCAAGGCCATCAGCACCCGCTGCACCCAATGGAAGGTCGAACCGCTCAACAAACGGCAACTCACCAGCCTGGTGTCCAGCGTAGCAGAAAAAGAAAACTATAAACTGGTCCCCGAACTTCTCGAAGCTATCGTCCAGGCCGCGGACGGATCACCGCGCGCGGCCCTCGTGGCTCTCGAAAAGGTCATGCCGATTGTTGACGACTTGCCCGCCCAGCTCAAGCTGCTCGAAGGCGGCGCCATTGACGAAGACCCCGAAACCCGGACCTTGTGCCAGCTGCTTTGCAAGGGTGCCGCCTGGGCCGAAGTTGCAAACGCGCTGGAACCGCTCAAGGGCAAGGTCGACCCCGAGACGTTGCGGCGCGGAATCCTGGGATACGCCCAGACGATACTTCTCAAGCGTCCCGACAAGCACGCCGCCCGCGTCCTTGAGGAGTTCGCGGTCCCGACTTATGACACAGGGTTCCCCGGTATAACATTGGCTGCGTGGCGGTCGGGAATGTAACCGACCGGTCGGTTGCCTATATGACGGAAGCAACTAAAAGAGGTATTTAAATGTCTGAATTTTACCCAAGCGAGAACCGCGACCTCGATCTTGATTTCGCGGACCTTCAAACGGCGGTGGCCCGGCAGTCCAGCCTGTTCGACTACTACGCAAGCAAGGAAGCCGACGCACGTGAAGCGCGCGACCGCGCCGTGAACAAGCTCGACGTACAGAGCGCCCGTTGCGAGCTGGACATCCGAAAGTGGGCCGTGGATCGTGGCGAAAAGCTCACCGAAGCGAAAATCGCGGCGCTGGTCCTTGCCGACCCCGAACTTGAAAAGCTCCGGGACGAAGTAGTAGCCGCGAACAGGAAGCTCCTCGACGCGTCCCGCATCGTCCGGGCCCTGGACCACAAAAAGACCGCGATAGAATGCGCGGTCCGCATGACCTGTTCCCGTAACTACGAGACATCCAGCACCGGGGCGGTGTCCGATTTTTCACAGGAAAACACACGGAGCACGCTCCGCGCAAATCTTAACAAGGAGAGAAGCTAATGGCAATTAACCGCAACGAAATCCGAATGGGCGGACGCTACCAGCGCCGTACTGAAACTAACGAGGACAACACCGGCGCCCGTGGCACCCAGGCCCTCGACACGCGTTCCGTAAACCTCAAGTTCTACAAGTTCGGGGAGGTAAAAAAATATTACGACGTGAACATCCTCCCGTTCCGCGTGGGACGCAACAACCCCGCGGTTGTCGCCGGTGAATTGCGCGAGGGCGACTGGGACTACTCCGTCGACTACTTTGTGCACAAGAACGTAGGACCCGACAAGGGCACCTACATTTGCCCGAAAAAGACATATGGCAAGGCGTGCCCGATGTGCGAGGAAGCGCAGCGTCTTTCGGACGAAAACGGAAGCGACGCCGCAAAGGGCATGTGGGCCAGCAAGCGTTCCCTCCTGTGTGTCCAGCCTCTCGACGAACGCGGACGCGGTGACGATGTGCCCATGTTGCTGGATTGCGCCTATAACAACTTCACCCACGACTTGACGGACGCGTCCACAGCCTGCATGCGCGGCGATGGTGTCGTTGACTTTGCGAACCCTGGAGCCGCCGGACGCGAGGTGTCCTTCCAAATTGGCGAAGAATCAATGGGCGGTGGCCGCAAGTACAAAATCGCGAAGAACTTCGCATTCAACAAGCGCCGCGAAGACATCCCCGACTCCGTTCTTGACGCCGTTCCTTGCCTCGATTCCCTGTTGGTTGTCTCGACGAAGGAAGACATCGAAAAGGCCATGTTTGGCGGACCTTCCGACGACAACCGCGACAACGACAACCTCGGCGGTCGCGACCAGGAACGCGGGGGACGTGACTATGAACGCGACAGCGACCGGAGAGACCGCGAGTTCGATCGTGAATTTGACCGCAACATGGAACGCAGGGAACAGGAACGCATGGAACAGGAACGCGAAACCGCGAGAGACCAGGAACGCGGTGGCCGTGACTATGACCGCGGGCAGTCCCGTCGTGACGAACAACCCCAGGAACGCACGCTCCGCGGTTCCGATGGTCGTGACTTCCAGGACCCGTTCCCGGACCAGCCGACAAACCTTGACCGCGGCGGTCGCGACCAGGAACGCCCCCAGGAAACGCGCTCCGAAGAAAAGTGCCCTCACGGTTATTGTTTCGGCACCGACTGTGACCGCAAGTCCATGTGCCCGGATTGCCCCGATTCCATCTATGGACGCTGCAAGCGCGCCTCGGGCCGATAGTTTCTCCGTTAAGAGCCAAGACACAAGGCACCGGGCGACCGGTGCTTTTCCTATATAGAAAACGAGGTAAAACACACATGGCAACAAAGAAAAAAGAAAAAGAAACGGAAGTGGCCACCCCTATCCAACAGGAATACATGCGGACGGGTTGCGATCTATTGGACCTTCTAATCGGTGGCGACAAGGGAGTCTACGGGCTCCCCTATGGAACTATCCTCAACATCATAGGCGACAAGAGCGCCGGAAAAACGTTTGTAAAAAATGAAATTTTGGCGGCGAACTACTGGAGATTCAAGGACCGATTTGTCTTCCACAGCGACGACTGCGAAAGCGGCGACACCTTCGACAGTATGCGCCTCTACAATGTGGAACTCCATCCGGAAGAACATAAGATCGGGCCAAAGCGCATAGGCGACAGCGCCACGGTCGAACAGATGGACGCCCAGGTCTCCCTGGTGCTGCAAAGCATGGAACCGGGCCAGGTCGGTATCTATGCACTGGACTCCCTGGACGGCTTGAGCGACGCCACACGCGAGGAAATGGAAGCGAACCGCCTCAAGTTGCTCAAGGCGGGCGAAACTGTTGAAGACCCCGGTGACTACGGGGCGCAAATTGCGAAATTCATGAGCCAGCAGTTCTTCCGAACCAAGCACAAGAAATTGCGCGACGCCCAGCTCTCCGTCATCATCGTCTCACAGATACGCGAAAACATGAAGGCCGGTACGTACGGGCAAAAGTGGACCGTTTCCTGTGGCAAGGCGCTCGAATTTTACGCACACACACGAATTTTTTTAAAGACCATATATCAAATTAAGAAGGGCGACCGCGTTATCGGTGTGTACGTTTCGGCAAGCACTACAAAGAGTAAGACGCCCCGTCCGTACCGTACCGTATATTTTACAATTTTCTTTGATTACGGCATAGACAACATCGGCTCGAACCTGGATTTTCTGTTCGACTTGCGCGGCAAGGACGGCGAACTTACGAAAGCCGCGAAGGAAATCACGTGGAGCGAAACCGCGAGGGAAAAGAACCGCGACAACTTTGTCGCGTGGCTAACCGAAAAGAAACTCCTCGAAGAATGTCTCGCCGCTAAAAAGAAAACGAAGTCGTCCCTCTCCGTTGCGGACATCCTGGAATGGGTGGAAGCTGACCCGAAGCGCCAGGAAGCATTCGATCGGGAATTTGGCAAGACCTACACACGCGTGGAACTCATCGACCTTATCGAAAAGAAGGAAAACAAGGCAATGCGCGATGAACTGACCCGCCGTGTCCGCGAGAAGTGGGAACGCATCGAAGACAGCATCAAGACGGCCCGCCCTGGCAAGTATTCCCAGGAGTAAACATGGACACCTTGAAGTTGTGGGAAAAACTCAAACGCATACCGAAGGCGGAACGCCCGACAGAAACGGCGCGGGAAAATGATCGCCTCGGGTGAGCTCACGCCCGATGAAGTGGCGTGGGCCGTCGCCACGACAGCAATGATGCCCGTCCTAATCTTGAAAACTTTGGAGGCTTAAACATGCACAAACTATACATCGGGATAGACAACGGGGTAACCGGCACCATCGCCTGGGTCTCTAACGTTGTCCCGTCGGGATTTATAGAGACGCCGGTCAAGTCCGAGCAGAACTACACCCGAGAAAAGAAGAACGTGACCCGCATCGACACGAAAGCCCTCGAGGCGGTTCTGTTCGAACTCATGGACCGGGAACAGATCACCCCCGAGGAATGTATCGCGGTTATAGAACGCCCGATGGTGAACCCCGCGCGGTTCATGGCATCCTGTTCCGCGTTGCGCGCGCTCGAAGCTACCCTCATCGTACTTGAGGGCCTGGGCATTCCACGCATGTACACGGATTCCCGGGCATGGCAAAAGAAACTGCTGCCCCAGGGTTGCACTGGAGCCCCGGAACTCAAGCGCGCAAGCGAGGACATCGGGCTGCGGCTATTCCCTGCACACAGCGCGACGATAAAGAAGCACAAGGATGCCGACGCGTTGCTTATCGCGGAATGGGCACGCCGGGAGAACCTCTAATGGCCGATATTTACACCGAAGCTAGAAAGCGCGTGGCGTCGACGACGCTTGAGCAGATCGCGACCGCCGCGGAACACGTCGCGACCGCCTCGAAGACGCGCCGCAACGTTCGAGAAAAGACGCCACAGCGCAAGAAATCCCACCGGGAATACAACCACAGCCCCGAAGGCCGAAAGCGTGCCAGGGAGCGCGAGAAACGCTACCGTCAACGGCACCCCGAAAAGGTACGCGCTAAAATTGACCGCTGGGAGGCCGCGCATCCCGAAAGCAAAAAGCAGCGCAGCCGAAAGTGGCGCCAGGAGCACCCGGAGAAAGCCCGGGAGCACGCACGGAACTTTCGTGCACGCCACAAGAACGACCCCGCGTACAAGGAAAAACACAACGCCTACATGCGGGAATACCGACGCCGCAAGAAACTGGAGGCCGTGCTTGAAACACCATAAGGAATACCCGGTCCACTTCTCACACGGAGAGCCCCGAAAGATAAGCATCCCCCTCGACGAATACAAGCACTTAAAGGAAATTGAAAAATTATACACGGAATTAAAAAACAATGGCACTTCCACAGATAAAGACTGACGAAGAACGCGCCCGCCTGGATTTTATCTTTGCCGAAATCGAAGCGCAAAGAAACGCCCCCGCGGATGTTCCGAAGTGTCCCACGGCTCCAGTGTCGACCCAGGCCTTCGAGGATCGTTTCGACGCTATGGAGCTCCAGGAAATTGTCGGAAACGCCGTGCACATGCTGGAAGCGGGGGCATTCAAGACGAAGTGGGAACGCGTACTCGCGAGGGCGCTCATACGTGCAATGGAGGAACTGAAAAACCGAAGCGCAATAAATACGGAATTAAACCTGTTGCGCAATTTCGCCACAGCGGTCGAACATCACCTGGATGCCGCGGAACGTGCCGCGAAAGAACAGGACAACCACCACTATTACAAAGTATTTTCCGGCAGGGTAAGAGCCCTGCTGGGCAACCTATAAGGAGTAACAAGATGCCCACAGAACGGGAACACATCGAGTATATCCACCATCTAGAAGGCGAGGTCAAGACCTGGCACGGCGCGTATGACGCTCTAAAGGTAGAGCGGGACACGCTTCTCGAACGGGTCCGGGAACTGGAACGTCAACAACAAGACGCCAAGCAGTTCGACGAGTTCTACCGGAACCACAAGCTCCAGGCGTTCACGCCGTACGAGGACGACCCGACGTTCCAGGCATACGCCAAATCCGAGGTCGACGCCGTCATAAAGTCGAAGGCCACTCACGATTGCACGCTCCGGGCCCTTTTCTACCGGGCCCTTGCGATAGGTCACGACCTGCACGCGGCTATCATTTACCATACTGCAGGCGGATTGTTTACACCGGGCGACGCCATAGACAGAAAGTACGCGCGCAAACTCAAGGCGCACCGCGAATGCTTGCGCAAGGCGTTCGAACTTGAAGGGCGCGTCAGTGTCTTTACGTGTACCCAGTGCGGCAAGAAAACCGCGACCCCGATATACGTCAAGCACCCGGACGCAAAGAACCCCATGTGCCCGGATTGCGCGAGAACCTGGAAACCTAAAGGAACCCCATGAGCCTTTTCTCCGTAAATATCGCAAATTTTCAAAGCCACGAAAAAACACGGCTTCTGCTCCACCCGCGCATCAACGCGCTGGTGGGCGATTCCGACTGTGGCAAGTCCGCGGTCATGCGCGCTATCCTGTGGTGTATCACCAACGACCCACAGGGCACCGCGCACCTCTCCAACTGGATCAAGGACGACAAGGGCACCATCAAGGGCCGCTGCCTGGTCCGCCTGGATTCCGAAGGCGGCGTCGTTACCCGTGAACGTTCCCAGGCATACAACGGCTACCACCTGGACACGGAAGACGACGGGAGCCCCGTAGAATGTTCCCGTGATTTCGAAGCGTTAAGAACCGACGTCCCGAAGGAAATCGCGGAAACCCTAAACATCGGGGCGGTAAACATCCAGCAACAGATGGACCCTCCGTTCCTTATTTCCGCGACGCCCGGAGAAGCCGCCCGCTACGTGAACAGCCTGGTCGACCTGCAAGTTATCGACGAGGCGCTTGCCACAGTGAACGGGATGCACCGCGACACCGTTTCCGAACTCAAGTACGCCATAGGCGCCCGCGACAAGTGCGCCGAGAAACTTTCTGCGCTCGAATGGGTCCAGCGGCTCCAGGAACTGGCAACCGACGCGGCAAAGATGGAAGGCGACCTCCGTGTGCTGGAAGCGAAGGAACAGCGGCTACGCGACGAACTGGAGCAATGGGAAACCGCGAACCGCCGCAACGGATCGCTCGCGGCGGCCATGGACCGCATCGACGGCACCCTCGAAAGCTTGGAGGACCTATCGAGACGCCTGGACCGCGAAATCGCGACAAGCAACAGGCTCAGCCAGTCGTTCCGTGAGTACCACGCGGAAAAACGGAACGCCGCGGGGCTTGACAAGTTGCGCCGCGCCGGTTCACTTCTCGAGGAAGTTTCCCGCACCGGTTCCGAACTGGACCGCCTGGAAACCATGCTCAAGCGTTACGATACGGACCGGGCCGACTACCTTGCTGCCAGTAGGGTTGCCGCCCTCGACGTTGACACGCTCGACGCGATCCTTGCGAAACTCTCCCACACCCGCGACGAAATCGACCGCGGGAACCGGATAATCGAAGGGAACCGGCTCCGTGAATATATGGACCTCGCGAAATTGGCGCACCTGGACTTCGAGCCCATAGACGGCAAGCTGGTCCGGCTCTCCCGTGTGGCGTCCGCGCTATCCGGGTGCCGCGGTACGCTGGAATCTTTGTCTTTGCGCCTATTTGGTTATGAGAATGCCCGGAAGGTCCTAGAGGAAGCATCGAAGGCCCTGGGCTCCGCGCTTGTTTCCCTGGAAGGCAAGGTGTGCCCCTGTTGCGGGCGACCTATGCACGCTTGCGAAATGTAAGCAAAATGTAAGTAACATGTAAGTTCCCGCCCTGGGAACTTATTTTATATTTAAAACGTAAACAACAGCACCCCAAAAGAGGATACCACAATGAAAAACGAAACTAGACAGCAAATCGACCTCAACCGCGCCACCCTGGAATTTGCCGAAAAGCTCAACCGGGTAATTATTGAAACCGACTCCGAGCTGCTTGTCGCGGTGAACCCGACAGAACAGGGAACCACAGGTCTCGGAAATATCAAAATTTTAGACCTTGACGGGGTGGAACGCGCCGCCGTGTGGTTCACCCTGCACGCGGGGCACTCCGATTATGCCATCTCCTGTTTTGATTGCGATGTCGTGCATGTTTACGCGAACCCGTCCGAATTTTACGACGTCGCGTCTCGTATCATTAAAGGCTTGGAGGGCTAATCATGAAAGCGACCGACGAGCTCTATTTCAAGTATGCCGGGGTGATCGAGAAGGCCGTGAGCCGGTACGCGGTCCAGTTCCCCGAACTTACCGACGACCTATACCTGCAGGCGGGTCTCGTATTCTGTGAAGCCTGCAAGACCTACGACGAAGACCACCCAAGCGGGGCCAGTTTCGGAACCTGGCTCGCGGAATGTCTCCAGTCCTTGACCGATATCATTACAAAGGCATGCCACGGGCCGAACCTTTGCATCCACGGCGGACCAGCCCCCGTCCGTAGCTATACGATAGACGGGGAATCGGAAGATTGCTGCGACCCGAGCGCGGGAATGTTCGCCGCCGCGCTCTCTACCGGTATCGTCGACGAGTATTCCCGCTCCCTGGGTCTCGATGGGGAATATCCCCTGGAAATGCGCCCCTACCTGGAACTGCTCCAGGGTGACGCGCTCCAAATTTTCCGCGACTTCGGGAACAACCTTTTCTACGTCAAGCCCGACACATCGAAGACAAGGGCATACAACAAGGCCCACAACTACTTGACACCCAAAAAGATATACATGCGCCGCTACCTCAAGTTGGGGTGGTCCTGGAAGCGCACCTGCCGCGCGTTCGAAACCTTGAGAAGCGCTCTCAAGCTATACACGCAGGACAAGTTGCCCTGCCTGCTCATTCCATCACAGGAGGTGGCATGATCCGCAAGCAAGTCGGGAGCTACCGCGCATCGCTGACAGAAAAGGGCGTGGTGCGCTATTATCGGGGAACGCTCCAGGATGTGTTGACATGGCTCAAGAAACAAACCACGGGAAAACCCGAGACGGATTTCTACGCAAGTGTGTCGCCCGTCCGTTTCCTTCTACCCTGGGAGCGTCGGAATGGCTAGACCACGGAAACACCCGCCCAGGGAACCGAAGCTCCGAGAAACGACCGTCACGTGCTCCAGGTGCCCGAACAAATGGATCGGAATGGCGTCCGCAAAGACGCTCGCGCCGACGCTTTTCCGCGCCGGTTGGGGTATGGATTTCAGCAACCCCGGCTCCTGGGTGTGCCCGGAATGCGGGGCGGAATTACTGGGCGGTTCCGACGAATAGCACCGGTCGTTGACCTATACGGACCGCAAGGAGGTTCATGTGTACAGGCTCCAATACCGGAGAACCGCACGCCCGACGATCAATAGACACGACGGCCCCTATATTGTCGGGGCGGTACGTGTAAGACGCGGATGGGTCGTCGTAAGTTCGGACAAAAGGCCCGACAACCTTTGCTGGCGTGAAGTTGTCGAAGGTGTAAACAATTTTTTAAATAGGATCGAAATGAAGCGAAACAAAGACAAATTTTTTTATAGGCTAAAAGACGGGATTGAACCTATCCCGGGCAATGATGGTATTTGTTACCGGGAGCCGTGGGTTATTGTCGCAAATCTAATTTTAAAAATTCTCCAGCCGTGGACGGATTCACCCTTTTTGGTGTGCGCGACTTCCACCAGCGACGGCAAGGACCCGCACTTCGAAGGGTACATCGTGAAGCGTGTCCAATGTGTCGTCGGCTATTTTGAACGCGCCAAAGATTCCATCTTTAGCGGTGCCCTCGTCGTTCCTTACTACAAGGGGGACAAATGAAAATACTTTTAACCGCCGACTGGCACATACGCGGCGACCGCCCCCGGTGTAGAACCGACGAGAACTGGCTCGAGAGCCAGCGGGAAGACATCATGGCGGTCGAACGTGTAGCACGCGAACACCAGGTCGACGCCGTGTGGATTTTGGGCGACCTGTTCCACCAACCCCGATGCGCAACCGAAGCCGTCAACATGGTCCTCGGTGCATTAAACAGCATCCGCGAGGTGTGCCCAGTCCGCATCCTTCCAGGAAACCACGACCTGCCCTATCATGACTTCGACAACCTCAACGCCTGCAGCCTGGGTATCGTGTACCAGGCGCACCACCTCATGCTCCGAACCGACAACGGCGACGACGATGAGGGGTATGCTGAATTGAGGACCAGCAACGGAAAATTGCGCACTCTTTACGCGACCCCGTTCGGACGCGAGGACATGGAAGGGCTCCGGGTTTTTAACAACGATATATGGGCCACACACCAGCTTACGTTCCCGAGCGACAAGGACCGCCCGGTCGAAGGCGTGGGCGTGACGGCGGACGACCTACTGGAAGCCGCCCCGAACGTCCGCGTGATCCTCACCGGCGACTATCACCACGGGTACATACGCAACCAGGGGAACCGGCGCGTCATTACTCCGGGGTGCCTCAACATCCAGGTGGCGGACATGTGGGAATACCGCCCCCGCGTCTATATCCTGGACACCGACACGCTCGAAGCCGAGACCGTGTACCTGGAAGGGCACCGCGGGGACATCGTGACCGACTACCTGGTGACAGAAAAGGAACGCGACGCGCGCATGGAAAAAGTGCTCTCGGTAATAGGTGACGCGGAAGGCGTCTCGCTATCGTTCCCCGACAACCTCGAACGGGAAATCGCCAAACCGGAGTACAAGAACGCCCAGCGCGTGTACCCCGAACTGTTGGACAAATTAAACAAGGACCGCAAATGATTGAACGCAGCATCCTCTCGAAAGTTTCAAAGGAAACAGGCCTGCAAGTCGTGGCGCTCCCGAAGGAATGGGACGCCGCCCTTGCCGGTTACACATTCAACGGATCAAACGTCGTCGCGGTGTATGACTACGACCTGGGGCGCGTGCACTTCGGGGACTCTCCCGAAGACTACGACAACAGGCTGCTCGACGCCGTAAGGCTTGCACGGATCGGGACCGACGAGCCCTTAATCATTCACACCCGCAACAACTAGGAGGTCGAAATGGCAAGAATTATCGCCCTGGACATCGAGACGGTGCCGCGCGAGGGCATTATGGACACATGGTACCCCGAGTGGATCATGAAAAAGAACCCCGGAGTCCTGGACTCCGAAAAACTGGAATCAATGGCGGCACTGTACCCGGAGTTCGGGCAAGTGTGCTGCGTCTCGTATGCGGACGCCGAAAACATGGACTCCTCGGTACGCCACAAGCTTGCCGGGAACGTCAAGGAAGAACGCGAAATTCTCGAAAGTATCGGTTGGTTCCTCGACAACAACATCACCCTGGTGGGCCATAATATCAAGGGCTTCGATATTCCATTTTTAGCGAAACGATACATGGCCCACGGGTTGCACGTCCCGGCGTCATTGATTACGCTGGGCAAGAAACCCTGGGAAATCCAGCACCTCGACACGATGGAGCTCATGAAGTTCGGGTCCTCGAATATGGGCCTGCGGGCCGCCTGCATGTTGTTGGGTCTCAAGGACCCGAAGGAAAACATGGACGGGGAAGGCGTTTGGGAATGTTTCAAGCGTCATGACCTGGAACCCATCGGGAATTATTGCGACGGCGACGTGGAAGCCGTGCGCGGCGTGTTTACGGCCCTTAGAAACTGCACCGGGGCCGTATAATGTCCAGGAAGCCCGGAACCGTTCTGCACCTCGTCGTTCGGGAGCCATGGTTCTCCATGATACGGGACGGCGTAAAGCTGGAGGAATACCGCGAGGACAAGCCATACTGGCAGACCCGTCTTATCGTCCAGCGTGACGACCAGCTCCCGGGTTCTTATAAACTGCTATACGGCGGAAACATTATCGGCGGCGTGTCGCATAACATGTACCAGGTTATGCGGGGATACGATTTCGTGGAGTTCCGCAACGGGTACCGCCCCGATTCTCCCCGTGTGCGTTTCAAGACGCCCCGGGTGCGCTACGATTTCGGGAAACCGGAATGGGGCGGCGACCCTTATACTATTTATTTCGTGATTACCTGGGGCGAACGCGTCCCGATCAAGTGACCGGTCGTTCGTGTACTTTATGAACGGCAAAAACTTTTAATTCAAGGAGGCCCAATGGCTACCGAAGTGGAACAGCTAATCAAGCGCGTGGACGCCCTCAAGGGCGAGAAGGCGAAAGCCCAGGGCGTTGTCGAAAGCATCCAAAAGAAATGGCTCGCGGATTTTGGCACCGACGACCCCGAAAAGATACGCGAAATCGTGAAAAAGACGGAAGCGGACGTCGAGAAACTTTCGAACAGCTACAACGCGACGCTTGACGAAGCGCGGGCGCTTATTGCCCAGGCCGAAAACAGCATCGGGGGCTAGTCATGGACGCCCAGGAACTGACAGTCAAGGCCGCGTCCTGGACGGGTCGCCGTGAAGCCGCACGGGTAGCCCTCGAAAGCGCCGAGCGCGACGTGTCCAGGCTAAACGACCGCAAGACAGCGGTGGAAGAGCTGGTCCTTGTCGTCCAAAAGGCGGCACGCGATACACAGGACCAGCTGCGGGTCCGTATCGAGGATGTGGTACAAACCGCCCTCGACGCCGTGTTCCCCGGCGCCTACACGTTCAAAACTGAATTTGTAGCGCGTCGCGGACGTACCGAGCTTGACATGTGGCTCGACAAGGACGGCTCCCGCATGAATCCGCTGAACAGCAATGGCGGCGGCGTGGTCGATGTGATTTCCCTTGCGCTCCGTGTGTGTTGTCTCACGATGTCGAAGTTCGACAAGGTGCTGCTGCTCGACGAACCGTTCCCGAGAATCCGAGGAACAGCCCGACAAAGACTGGGCGAGGTATTGACGCTTATTTCGCACCGCCTGGGCATCCAGGTTATCATGGTCGCGGACGTGGCGGGCACTTCGATCGTACCCGACCGCGAGTTCCGCGTCACGATGGACGGAAGCGGCAAATCCCACGTAGAAGCCAGGGACCCGGAGGTATCGGCATGAGTTTTAAAGTAAGAATTCCCGGAAAGTTCCTAGACCCTAAACTTGTATCGTTAGTCACGCGGGACCTCATGGAGGACCACAAGAGCACATGGGAACCCAACAGCAAAGGCGGCGAACCTAACCATCGCCCCGAACAACCGGTCGATTTGTTATAATAAGAATACGGAAACCAAACAACCAAACAAGGAGGTACGCTATGGCTTGCGGTGGCAAGAAAACCGGCGGCAAGAAACCGCCGAAAAAGTAAGGCACATGCGGATGCAGGCAAGTCGGGTTTTAGGCGATTTTCCCGGGGCTACCTGTTGGGGGTCCGACTCCCCCAGTGCCGCTAGGGCCCGAACGGGTCCGAACGAAGCCCCTGCGCACGGATTCAGCGGAGGCGCCCTCTTTTATTAGGGACTGAAAACAACTAGAATGCCGGAGTTGGAATCTTCTCTTTTCGGGATTTGCCACTGTTTTCACGACAAGTAAAAGAGGCGTGGATGCTTAACACAAGTATAGCCCAGCCCTTATTTTACGGGGTTCTGCCATGCCTGCTACATTAAGCGCAAACAAAATACTCAACGATCCCTGCCACTAGGTATGTCCCGCGACAGTGCGCGAGGTGGTAACACTGGGGAACGGCTAGAATCGTTCCAGCATATTTCGAGGATTTGCCGCGGTCACGTACCTCGCAAAAACAACGGCAACAAGTTTAGCGGAAGACGCCGGGAGTCGTGAGACCCTGGTTGAACATATCGAAGCCCGCAAGGGTTACGCGCTGGAATCTGACCCGTCTTCCGCACTTTTACTCTCGACAGCCAAACTGCCCCGCCGGGTCCAACGGGTTCGACACATACACCCGGACGATCACACCCCGGCGGGGCTCCCTAACCTAAAAGGAAAACACCATGAGCACAAAAAAGAAACCCGCAGCCGTACCTGTAAAAGCCGCCCCGAAAAAGGAAGGAACCGAACAGGCAAAGAAGGAACCGATGCTCACCGAACAGGCGGTCGCCCTTGTCTCTAAACTGGGCGTGGCCGTGTCGAAAAAAGACGGCGACGCGGTCCATGCCTGCAACGTGGAGCTCGACGGAGTTCTCAAGCGCCTCGAACATGAACGCACAACGGCACGCGAGAACGTGAAGAAACTCCAGGAAGAACAGCGCGCCCTGGCGTTCAAGATTATCCAGGAACACTCGAAGCAGCTGGAACTTGACAAGCTCGACCAGCACTTGAAGGCGGCGCTGAGTTCCATCGTTTCCCTGGGTGGACTGGATGCCGCAACCCCGTAAACCCATAAGCCCCATCGAACGTGTCCGCCGCTGCTTCTACAAGAAAGCCTCGGCGGCTTTTCTTTATATCGACGCGATACACGGGAAACCGGTCAAGGTATCGCGCGAGGAACTAAAGACGCTCAAGCGGCAATACCTGGAAGCGTCCGCCGATCTTGCGGAGGCAAAACGGACCGCGTATTGTAGCGACAACAAGGAGGCTATAATTGGCACACTCCCCGTTAGTTCTTGACCTGTTCCGCGAACCGACGGAAACGGAGGCGCGTCTTATCAAGGCGGGCGTCGTTCCCGCATCCTGGAAACTCCGGGAGGCGCGCAACTGGCTATTCCGTCACGGCCTGCAAATCAAGCACATGGCGAAAGAAGGGACGGTCCGGGCCGAGCGTCTTCTCAAGGCGTACGCCGCATGGGGAGACGTGCTGGACCCCGCGGAAACCCCGTCCAACTACAAGCCTGTGGCGTTTATCCCGAACGGCGGCAAGACCATGATGCGGGGGCGGCCCTTCAAGAAACCGAAGAACCCCGCGCTGGGTATGCCCGCGGAACTTACGGACGACGAACTGAACCGTCGCGCCGTAAACAAGCTGCGGGAAATCACCCAGGCGTTCAGCGAGGCGCCCGTCACCGCGCGGGACATGGACGCCATGAGCGTAGCCCCGTCCCCGTTCAAGTACACGCAGCGACTATATCCATGCGGGAGGATGTGGCGGAAGTGCCCGAGGGCACCGGACGCCCGGGAACTCCCGAACCCGTCGTTCTCGTTCGACGCCCGGCCCGTGATCCGTCCATCGTTCCTTCGAAGTGTTCGCGGCAGGGTTCTCCAGTGGGTAGCCTGCAACCCGCACGCGACGACAACGGAAATCGGCAAGGCTATGGGGCTCTCGACCTACGACGTGACCGACGCCCTGTATCACCTGTACTCGCGGGGACTTGTCAAGCGCCTGCAAGTTTACGTGATTAGCCCGACCCTCGTTGGTGAGGACCGGTTGTTCACGTATAAGGACAACAGGAAAAAAGAACCCGGGGAATCTAAAACTTAAAAAGAGGTTTTCAAATGTTAGCTTTATTTATCGTATCGATTATGCTGCTAGGCATCGCTGGATGGGTCTTCGGAATTATCGAGTATTTCGTCTTCGGAGCCGACGCCATGTATGCCCTGTTCTATGTTATCGTGGGCGGGCAACTGGTGAAACTTGCCTACGCGTTCTGCGAGTCCGAAGACCTGGACAAGAAATACGGAAATATCCTGGCCGCGATAAAGCGGGCCGAAAAAAGGTTTTAGCCGTGACGGACTGGAAGCAACTGCTCGACGACCTTGGAGTCCCTAACTGGGACGCCGGTAAGAACGTGGCACCGGGTAACATCAACATCCGGTGCCCGTTTTGTGACGACCACAGCAACCACGGCGGGTTCTCCATTGACCGAGGCTCGTATTCATGCTGGAGGTGCAAGGGCGGCGCCCCGTCGATAGCGCTTGCCAGGGCCGCGAACATACCGGTAGATACCGCCCGCAGCTATATTGCGCGATATACCACAGGAAAAGCCCCGGAAACGTCCAGGAACACGGCAAAGAAGGCCTCCGCAACGTCGCTGAAGTTACCGGGCGGGACGCACTGCTATCCATGCCACCGGCGATACCTGGAGGGCCGAAACTTCGACCCGTGCGAGCTGGAGTTCCGCCACGGCATACGCTACACGCTAATCGAGCGCTGGGGCAAGAAAAACATCGACGTAGGGTATCGGATAGTAATCCCGGTCTATGACCTGGGAGGGCGCCCCGTGGCGTGGCAGGCGCGTGCCATAGACGACGAAGTCCAGCAACCGCGGTACCTGTTCCCCGACGTGGAAGAATGCCTCATGCACTACAAGCACACGCTATACGGGGCGGAAACCTGCACGGCCCGCGATTCCATCGTCGTGTGCGAGGGTATTTTCGACCAATGGAGGCTAGGGCCCGGTTCCGTTGCTACCTTCGGAACGTCGCTCACGCGGGAACAGGTGAACCTGCTATCGCGGTGGCGCCGCGTTTTCTTTCTGTTCGATCCCGAAGACACGGCCCAGGCACACGGACGCGACTATGCGCGCGACCTTGCCGCCGCCGGGTGCCGTGTCGAATTGTGCCGTACCGACAACAGGGACGCCGCGGGAAACCTCAAGGACCCCGGGGACATGACGCCACAGGAAGCCCGTGAAATAATGCAGGAACTTTTGGGACCTCGTGGGATGTAAGTAAAATGTAAGTAATATGTAAGTTCCCACCCCTGGGAACTTATTTTATATTTACTCATGTAAGAAACAACAACCAACAACCCACACGAGGATACCACAATGAAACTCGAACAGCTCAAAAAGATTTACACGGAACAGGTCGCCCAGTACATCAACGACGGCTGGACCATCGACCCGTTCATTCATGCCCACGAATGCAAAACCGCAGTTGTTTTTGTGCGTGGAAACGTTCGCCACGTTGTGTACATGTGGATACAGTACAAATCCGAGCACCTTTGCAACAAATCCGTCACCGTCGGTTCCGCGGTTATCGGTAAACTTTGGTCGGAGGATTCCTTCCGCCTGGTTGAATGCCAGGAACAACGCGAGCGGGTATTTGTCAGAATAAAAAGCAGGGTTGACTGGTTCGTAAATCCCGAGAAATTCGACGAAATATTGCACAAGCAAAACGTACGTTATGCCCAAAAGAAACGCGTGGGCATGTTCCGCGTGTTCATTGGCAAGGATGAAAACCCGAGCCCCGAAGCCTGCCGCAAAGCGCTCAAACTTGTTAGAAAAGTTAAAGGCTACGGAAACACAGCGCTCAAGAATATCGCCCGCATTTGGTTCGAAAGCGGCACCGAAATGGCGAACCCGAACAGGAACTACAAGCCCGCCCTGTGTGTTCAAATCTTTGGACGCGGTTCCGAAGCCCGCATCCCTATGCCTGCTTACAAGTAACGGAGAAACCCCAAATGAGAATCGCAAACCCTAGAGAATACGTCGAAGCCCGCGCAAAGATCACGGAAGACCAGCTGGGAGAAGCTCATGTAAACGGCTGCTGGTGCTGGATGATGAAGGACTATCGCACCAAAGACGACAAAAACGCCGTTACGCTTTATTCCCTCACGGCGGGGTGCTACTGGAACGAATATTACAAGCTATCCGTAACCGGTGAAATGAAACTATCCAGCGCCCAAAAGGCACTCAAAGACTGCTACGCCGTTAAATACCAGCTAAACGAAATGGCCGCCGTCGCCTACTTTACGGAAGAAGCCGAGGCCATCGACTTCACATTGAAAATTATTGAACTAATCAAGGCATAGGGCCCACCGGCCCTTCCTCTATCTATTCCCAAAAGGACCCCGAATTTATGGATATAAAAGAAATTGAACCCGCTGGCGGATGGTACGCCCATTACCGCAAAAAAGAAGCCCGCACCCGGCTAATAAAGAACGTAATCGACGAATGCGCGACCGTAGCCGGTATCCTGGTCGTGGTTGCCGCATTCGCCCTTGTCGGAACCCTGGAACACCTATAAGGAGGCGCCCCGTGTCTTTCTTCGATCTTGACGACGACGAAATTGCACCGCGACCAGTGGGCCGCAAGAAATGGGTGACACATAACCCGCTACCGAAAGAAAAACCGCCGGTGATACCGACGGCGACGGAGTTCCCCGAGGTAGCCCAGGAAATAACCGAAGCCCCGGGCGCGAACCATGACGACAACCAGGACGCCGCGGTCCAGGCTTTACACGCCAAACAGGCCCACAAACCTACGTACGAGGACCTGTGGGCGCTTGCCCGCATACTACGTGAATTGCGCCCGATAATGGTCCCGATAGAAGCAAAGGACCCCAGGAAGTACACCCGGTGCGCCTGGTTCCAACCGTCGCGGACACGCGGCAGGCATGGCTATCTTGTAGCCACCAACGTGTCGGTACTTGTCGCCATACGCATTCCCAAAACCCTGGCAAACATCCTACGCGATCCACAGAGCGCCCAGGACGTGGCGAACTGTGCGGACCTGGTTAAACTCCCCGGATATTGGAACTACCGCTCGGTGCCTACCGTCGGGTTCGGAATCCCTGGGTGGGAAAACATCGAGCAGCCCGCCATGTTCCCGGAGTGGGAACAGCTTGTCCCGAAGACGCGCCTGGACCAGGAATGGACCGCAAAGACGGACCCCGCCCTCGCGTGCCTGGTCGATAATGCCATCACAGGAGCGCTCAAGGCTATGGGCAAGGAAGTACCGAAGCGCATAAGCCCCAGGATGCTGGGGGACTCACAGAACAACACCACCGCCCGCGTCTATGCGTGCGAGGACGCCCTCGCGCTGATCATGCCGATACTTATGGACACGGAGCACCAAATCACGAAACAGGGCGTCCTAGATTTCCTGGAAGGCACAAAATGAGCAAGACCAGCAACAGGAACCCAAATATTGGCAAAATTCCAATGGCAAAGTCCACACAGAAATTAATGCGGAAAATGGGGCACCGCCGTTACAAAGTCAATATAAAGCGCGCCCTGGGCCATCCCGAGCATTCACGAAAGCGCACGCGCAAAGCCCCACACAAGTATTGCCCGATTTGCGGCAAGACACGCCGGGCGGGATATTTCGAATCGTGCCGCGATTGTCGCCCCCTGGTGGAAGTCCGCGAAAACTCCACCCGCGTAATCATGCAGCTCGGGTCTATTGCCCAAAATAAAGGATACCGCCTGGATTATGATTTTTGCGGCGCCCACATCCTAATCCGCGCCCGTACGACAAAAGCGGTGCAAGCCGTGGACGGGTTCGGGGAACCGATACCGAAGGGCAAATGCTATACCCTGGAGGCGAGCGCCGCCATGCGTCTCTATGACCTCTACGTCTCCCGGCATGATTTAAAAAGCCTTGTGATGTGTGCGGTCCTGGAGTTGTTCGAGCGCCTGGAGCGCAAGATCACGGAAACGATAGACGGCAAGGGCCGCGTCGTTGAAGTCGCGGGCATGATAGTTCCGCCAGCTGGAAACTGGAATTTAAAAGAACCTTATAAAAGGGGGTAACAATGCAAAAATCACAGAATCAAGCCATCCGGGAATACCTCGAAGCGGGGCACAGTATCACGCCCCTCGAAGCCTTAAACAAGTTCAACTGTTTTCGCCTGGGCGCCCGTATCGCGGACTTGAAGAAACTGGGCCTGCGTATCGTAGCCCGCACAATAAAAGACCCGAACACGGGCAAGCGGTACGCAAACTATGCACTCGAAAAGGAGGCCGCCGGTGTGTGACGTTTACAAGCTGGACCCCAATGTCAAGATACCGAAGGAAGCCCTCGACGCCATCGAGAAAGAAATGCAGCGTCCTTTGGCGATAGCCCCATTAAAACCCGAGGAAATGTACCCCCGTTTTGTCCTTGTCCCGCAGACGGATTTCGACCGCATGACGAAAGAACTGGCGCAACTCAAGGCGCTCCAAATCCCGTCGGCTGTATCCAACTTGTCGCGGGAGGTCGAAAATCTCAAGACGCTAAACGCGAAATACCAGGAACGGGCGGTCACCGCGGAAGCCGAGCTGGAGTACCTGGGATGGCACCCAATGACAGAAAAGCCCAAACCCTGGGAGGATATCATAATACGCGACGAAATGCACCGGAAATACATCGGCTACCACACCGGCGAAGACTGGGCAACCGGCGTGAAGAATCCGGTCGCCTGGTGCCGCGCAAAAAAGGAGAGCACATGAAGAAACCCGAAGTCGACCCGGAGTTCCTGGGCCTGTGTATCGCGGACTCGTTCGCGGGCTACCATAACCGGTATATTGGTATTGCAAAGACGACCAAGACCCAAATTGTCACCATCCACGGGGAACGGTTCCGCCGTCCCGACAAGGTAGAACCTGGAGCGTGGATAAATAAAAAGGGCGGCAACGACTACCACCACTTCGAACTTGTCAAGATTTCCGATATTAAGCACCCTAAAAAATAAACTAAATTTTAAACCATGACCGACTTCGAATTTTGGCATTTTTGCTACGATCCTATCACCCGTTACTTGACGCTCAAGCACAAGAAACCCTGGCAGCGCAAGCTCATAAACAAACGATTGGCAAGCAACGGACTGCGGATTAGAAAGTAAGCAAAATGTAAGTAATTTGTAAGCTCCCATCCCTGGGAGCTTTTTGTATATTTACTCATGTAAGAAACAACAACCAACGCCTAACACGAGGATACCACCATGCGCGCAACACTCACCGAACTTTTCCCCGGTTGCCTGTTCAAGATGCACAAGCATTCCAAGGACACCTACGTCATCGACGGCTTTTGCGGTCGTCGTGTAGGTATCGGCAAGGCATACGCCAGCACAATTTCGAAGAAACACGGGCTCAAGACTTCCGCGTTCGCCGCCAATCGTCGCGTGACCGTCGTAGGCCTGGAACCTTGCCGCCATTTTTCGGAGAAGGTCCGGGGTTCCGCCATGTTCGCCGCCGTCGCTAAACTGGGAGGCGCCGCATGATCCGTGGGAACATCGTAGCCATCCTGCGCAAGCTCCAGTACCGCATCCAGGTATCGAGCAAAGACGACCCCGAACGCGAAAACGCGGTCCGCTTACGTGACCGCCTGCTCGAAAAGTACGGCCTGCGCCTGGAAGACATCCAGGAAGCCCGCAAGGTGTACGTCCTGGACAAGTTGACCGCGGAAGCGGCAAGTGTAGCCCGCCACGTCATAAAAAAGAAACTGGACATCGAAGTGGGATGCGGGGAGCCCTACAACTACGCCCAATATGTAATGGCACCCAAAACGAGCCAGTATAACCGGAGTATTGAAATCGCACTCACAGAAGACGAGCACGCCAAACTTTGGCCCGTCCTTACTTCCGTCCTCAACATGTACAAGCGCGAACGGGCTAAACTGGAAGCCAGGATAAAGGAAGAAATAAAAAGCCGCCGCGCGGCCTTCGATTATATGTTCTATAAACAGGCGGACATTCTGTGGCCCTCGAACGGGGAGAGCTCCGGTAAGGAACCCGGATTTGATTTGCGCGACGCCATACGCGCCGCAAACGAGCTCGACGGGCTCGTGTTCCCGGAATTGCACATCAAGGAAGAACGCCGCATGATAGGAGGCCCCAGTGCCACGGAATAGGGCCGCGGAGGCGGTCTTACTGTTCCTGGGGCTCATGTTCCTTGCCTGCTCCGTTTCGGGCGCCCTGGGGTTCCTGTTGTTGTTGCTGGAGCTGTTGAAGTAAAAAGGGTCGGGGATTTCTCCCCGGCCCCTCGCTGTTGGTTCCCCGGCCAACAATTTCAATTTATGAAAGTGGGTACCAGCCCGTTGTTTCGTCCGATGTCGCGCGGATAAACTCCGCGGCCTCGTAAGCGTTTATGGTTTTTGTGTACGCCCCCATCGTTACCGTTTGTGAGCTGGATGTGTCATTTACGACGATCACACGACGACCAACAGGGGCGTCGCTTGGAAGCGTCGGGTTTGCCGAACTGGAACACTTTATAACCGCGCGGGTGTCGCTCATGTTCATTTCCACATTTGAAACGCCTTTTAAATCGGCATAATCTGTGGCGTATAAATTTTTTATTACTGTAAAGCCGCCGTTAAAATCGGCTCTCCCGCCCACTGTTAAGGTTTTAGAAATAACCACATCGGCGTCGATGGTCGTGTCCTTTTCTACATCCAGGGTACCGTAAACGTGCAATTTTGGGACTGCGACCTTGCCGTTATTGGCCCGTCTCCAAATTACCAGCTCGCTGTTCGTAACGTCCCAACTTATCGGGATGAGGTTGTTTTCGTCTTGCATCACGTTCAAGACCGGCGCCCGCATGGAGTCCCAGCCGATTCTGCTCGTGTGCGTTTCCACGGTCGCACCGTTCTGTACCTGGTGCGTAATTAGAACATAATCCTCGAAAATTTCGACTTTGTTCGTCAAGCCACCGACGGTCTTCGAATACTTCACCTCGTCGGGCAAAACTTCGAATTTTTTTGTATAGTTGCTGGTGGTTACCGTTGCGTAGATTCCGTCGTCGTCAATGCCGAAATCGCGGGCCGCCTGGTCCTCAACTGTGGCGTCTTTGTGATAGTTGAATCCATCGCCGCTCGCGGTCGCCGTGTACCCGTTTTCACCCGTGAACGTAATCGAGGAAACGCCGCCACCGGCAATATACCCGGCAAGCTGGGAGAGCGTGGTTGTTCTCGTCTTTTGTCCGGGGTCATTTACTGGTTGAATAACTATGACAAAGTCTGAGTCGTGTAGTTCGGTAGCCGGTGGGAGCATCCCCGGTGTCATGGGGGAGTCCGGTACCCGATTTCTGTTATACGGCATATTTAAACCTCCTTAAAGTTCACGGAGTCACTCCGGTAGTTCCTGGATAATTCCACCAATAATTACGAGTAAAGTAATTAAAATCATTTTTCGCCCTTCATGCTCTAAAGTTTACCACGTATAAACGAAACTTCGTCACCGTCCACAAGCTCGTTCAGAACACCGAGTACGGCGAAAATCACCATAGGTCAAAGCGTCATTTGTTGCTCTCGTCCTCTTTCTTGCCACGCAAAACGGCCACGTCAATGCGAATATCCGTTATCAGCTTGAGCATCTCCTTCATGTCGGAGTCGCCCTGCTGTAGCCGCTTCTCCGTGTCCTTGACCTTGATGTACAGCCAAAAGATAAGGAGCATCGCCGGATAGCCCAGCACGTTGCCTATCGTTGAGAAAATCGAAGAAAGCTCCATAATTCAAACTCCTTTATTCAAATCCGTTACATCGTCCGTGCTGCGCCCCTGCCGCATATACGGCAAGTGCTGTCACGGCAGCCTCTACGAGAGGGCGCAGGAACGTGCGCCATTTTGATTGTTCGTTGGTCGGCATGATTTACACTGAAGTTCTTTGCAAGTCGATGAGGTGAGCCAACTGGCCTAGCGTTACAAATTCCAGGCCCTTCGTTTTGGCGTAATCAATCATGCCTTCAATATTAGCCTTCTTTGTTGCATCAAGTGCATTTTCGTGCCAGTACACAATCACAACCTTAGCGTTAGCATATGCGTAGTCAATGGCATCCTTACTTTCATTAAGGTCATTAGATGGATTGAAAGATGAAAGACCGTAGAGATTACTACCTTCGCCCGATGTGTAGTGGTCGTAGTAATCATGCAGTTCGCCAGCCACTCCATCGGCATCATAGCCGGAGTAACCGCTTCGGACGACTCCGTACAAGCCACCTGCGACGGCTTGTATCAGATTGGAACCGTAATGTTCGGGAATAACGGCGCCCTCTACGGCAAGACCGAGTGAGTCAAAGAAAGCTTTTTCAGTCTCGAAGAAAATCCGCAATCGCAATTCCGTGTAAGTAGTCCAGCGGACGCCGCCATGTTGTGCTATCTTGCAACCGTGATTTTCGACAGCGTCTATAACGGCGGCCTGTAGCGTTCCACCGTCGAATACTTCGGAGTTAGACATTACAGCCATCGTAAGTGGCACTCCCTTCGAAATTACCATCGGCAAAGCATAAGTCGCAAGTTCTTCTGCACCATCATCCGAAACAAGACAAATATATCCCTTGTTCGGTTTTGCCATCGGTTTGTAAGCCATTGTATTGACAATGTAATTGGGAAGCACAGTAAATGGTTGATTATGGATGTTTTCCCCGTCAACACGCTTTTCGATTTTCAAAGTATTTAAAATTTGTTCGAAAGTCAGTGTATCTCTTTCGGCTGAGTATATCAACGCCACAAGATAAGCGTCACTAGCTCCTGTCTTAATCGTAATTGATGTTGTATCATTCTTCGCCTGTACACTTGTCAAAGAAACGTCATTGGCGGGGATAGTCTGGCAACTTGCAACAGTAAAACGTTCCGACGCCCTTTTAGTTACCGTGTAGAAAGTGTTTGCAGCGACAGGTATATAGATACTTCTTGCGTTGTTATTGCTGACAACCTTCTTTGTCGCTTCATTCAAAGTAACATTTAAAACGTTGTAATTATTAACATCGAATAAATTAAACGACTTGCCAACATCAACCACATTATCAATCTTCGCCCTCGCTACGTCGTCCTTAATAGTAGTATGGCCTGCAAGAGCCGTGGCGATGACTCCTGTTTGAATTTGGAGAGTGTCTAAAATCTCGTCAAGTGTAAGCGTGTCCGCAGTGGAGGCATACAAGAACACCACAAGATACGTTGTATCGCTTGCTGTACATAGTGTGAGACTTTTAGTAGAAGAATCTCCACCCACAGTATAATCGAGAGTCATTCCCGCGGTAGGCGTTGAATGGCAATACCCGATAACAAAACGCTCGGAAAGACGCTTGCTTACCGTGTACGACTGGTTTGCGCTGCAATGAATCCACACGCTCCGGCAATTACTGTTACTCGTCAAAACTTTTGTCGAAGAATTGATTAGGGCATTGATTACGTTGTAGTTACTTTTATCAAAAAGGTTTACACCACTAGAAACATTTTTTTCTAGAGCTTCGACTTCCCCTTCGATGTTCTTTGTGATAACCCCTTTATACAAAGAGTAATCATGCCGAATATCAACGTTTACGACAAGATAACCACTTGCCGACGGTGCTGTAATTGTCTTGTCCGTCGAGGTATCACCTGCAACCGCTTTGTCGAGAGATGTTCCGTCAGCCTTGATGAAGCACCAAAGACGAGGAGAACTGCCGCCCGTGCCTGTGACCGTAAATTTATCCCCAGGACTGCAAGATACAACCACGTGACAGTAATTCGAATTTGCCGTGACTTCGCTTACATCGACAGAATCACCACTCGTAGTGATGTAACCGCCTTCAGTAATAGCTACCTTCGACGTTCCTGTAACGTGGTCGAGTTCGGAAGCCAAACTTGATATTTTCGACTCGTTCGCATTGGGCTTGCTGCTCGGTACATATGCATGCGGAGTTTCGCCTGTATCGCAAGCGATTACAAAGAAAGTAGCACCGGACGGCACCGTGAGTACAGTCGTCGTGCCCTCATAAGTATCTCCGATTCTGTTTGCAGGCGCTACAGAAGGCACGGTCGCAGAAGACTGGAACTGCGAATAGCCTGTAGTAACGGCCTTCACCTTTGCACCAGCCGTAACGGCGAATTTGACAATTTTTTTCGATTCGTTAGAAACTGCAAGCCCTGTGCTCGGGTCTATAGAGTACCCACTGACTGTAGTGTTGACGGCAACATCGGAGTACGAATAAACTGCATTTTCAACGTCATTCACCGATTTTTCAGCAACATTAAATCTGTCAGCTACGTTCTGCACGTAGGTCGTGAGCGCCGCCTGTTCGCTTGCTTTGGCGACAAGGTTAGCCGGTACTTTCTTTGTTACTCTCGAAGTATCGACCCCGAAGTAATTGCCCTCGACAAAATCCGCATCGGTTGCCGTCTGCGTAAGTTCTCTAAATCGTTTACCCATAATTGGTCCTCCGATTATTGGTTGTTAATAGTCCAGGGCAAGCAACGGCTCGGTCGTTTCTTCCGTGGCGTTGTCCTTTATTAAAATTTCTACATCTTCCTCGTTCACTACTTCGTACAACGTTGTCGGGTAGTAGTAATCGACCACCAGCGGTTGCCCGTTGTCCTCGTTCACGATGTAGCCGCATTCGTATTCCCCGTTGTCGTCCATTTCCCCGACAAGGAAGGTACCGCGAACAAGCGAGGCGCCGCCTGTCATGTTTTCTGTTTCCAGGTTCGACAAGTCCGCGGTCGTCTCTCCGTATAGCACGTAGTAAAGTTCCGCGGGCCAGTTAGGGTACAACCCCACAAACTCGCAACCCGTCACGAACTTCAAGACACGCCGCAACGCTTCGGGCGCCGGGATGTCCGTCAAGTTCAAATAAACCTTTATGCGTTGCCGGTATTCTTCGTCGAGCTCACCCGGTATGCGATCCACGCCGGCAAGGGCCCCGATAGCGTCAAGGGACGGCCCCACCGCGTCGTCAAGGTTCAGCGCCTGCAAGATTTCCAGGAAGGCCACCTCGAGGTTGTCGCACTGGTCCAGGACGGCGTTAATAAGCCCCCGCAACTTTTCCGAGCGCTTGTACTGCTCAAGAATTGTGGGCTTCGTAAATTCGCGATAGGGGACCAGGGAACGAACCGCCATAGCTACACCGCCGGGACAAGGACAACCCGGTCCGCGACCAGGCTGGCAAATTGAGAGGGACCAATAGGAATGACGGAATCACCGAACAACGGGGTCTCGTTTTCCGAAGACGTAACGGCGACCGTAATGGTAGCCTGCCCCACGCCGTTTATGTACGGGGGGTATAATGCGGAATATATGCGGTCGGGGATCACGTCGCGGCCTACGTTGTATTCCTGGTTCGCCCATTCCACCAAAGACGCACGCAAGCTATCCTCGCCGGGGAACTGTTCCTCGCTATACAAGTGATAGACCACGCGGACCCACAGGAAACGGGCCTGGGCACGGCTGAACGAAATCAGCTGGCCATCGCCGTTGTCGTCGGTAATTTCCACGGAGTGGTTGCCGTAGGACTCAATGCCGCTGGCCTGGTTCTTCCATATACACTGAGCTACATCCTCGTCGGTGCCGCCCGAAACGAGAGCCTCAAAACTTTTAGGCGGGCGACCGTCGGAGTCCGTCACCATCGTGCGGTTCGAAATTACGCGGGCCGCCACGACGCCACGGACGTCGTTCCTCAAGTGAGCCTCGAGAGCGGGGTCCGTACCGGTCGTCTTTATAGCGCGGGCCGCCTGGGCGCGACGTATCCGCAACTCCGCGTCGGTCTCGATGGATGTACCGGGAACGCCCGCGACGTAGTTCCGCACCATGTCCCAACCCTGGACCGTGGTGGGGATGTTGTCGAGCTCCCCGATTTCGCATGTTTGCGGGCCCGTCGTCACCGCGGTAAAGTCACCCTCCGCACCTGCGTAAATTTCGAAATCGTCGGGCAACGTGCCGGTAATGCCTACCGAAGTGTCGCCCCATACCAGCAGGCCGTCGTCCCGAAGTTCCGCATAGCCGCCCGCAGCCCAAATAAGGGTATGGAGCTTCTGCAAGTTCGAGACGCCCGGGAGCGTATTTTCCAGGGTCACATCCCCGAAGGTAAAGTGGAAGACGTACTCGGTGTTGAGTTCCGAGCCGTCGTCAACAATAAACAAATATTTACAGGCGGCGCGGGAAATAGTGACCGCCCGGTCCAGCGTGAACAACAGGCTCCCGCGGGTGCGCATGGCCCGCGATCCTGCAGGGATGGTTGCGGAAGCGTCCAGCGTGTAAAGAACCGCGGTGACGGCACAAGCGGTCGCCTCCTTGCGGAAAATGCTATTTATAGCGGCGGCAAAGTCGAGAGAGACGCCGGTAGCCTGGGCGGGGTCCCTGGAGTCATAAACCTCCTGGGCAAGTTCCCACACGTTCGAGAGCGCCATAGATAGAGCGCCCACAAGCTGCCCGTTCGGGCTGTCTACCGAAGTCTCGAAAGAAGGGCCGAAAACTTGTTTTAGACGGGCCTCGAGGTCCGCCCGGATTTCCTGGAGCGTCTTGCGTGCAAATCCCGTCTCGGTCACAAATTGCGCCATACTATACCTCGCCTGCGGCGGTGAATCCGTCGCCCTGGGCGTTGAACTGAACGCGCAGAACGCGTTCCCCTTGCCTGTAATCAAGATTTAAGGCTAGAACCTTTAAAACACCGGGCACTGAACGGATCACCGAAACGAGAAGGGACCGGATGTGTCCCAGGTCCGGGCGCTTCTTGAGCACTTCGGAGAAATACGGAACACCAACCGAGCGGTCCAGGTAACACTCACCCCGGAACGTCCTCAGTCGGTGACAAATGCGCTGGGATAGAAGGGCGGCGGGGTCACTATCACCGAGGGTGCGTATGTTGCCGTCGGGGCCCAGCTCCAAATCCCAGGTTGCCGTGTTCAATTCTAGCTGCATACCTAAAATATAACATATTTTGGTAAGATAAAAATAATAAATATTTAATAAAAGAGGGCGCCCCCGATGGTCCACCCGAAAACGGCCCGACGCTCACCAGGGCGCCCGATACCGAGAACGGATCAAGAAACACCCCCATCAATGATTATCGGCGCCGCGTTCGCCTGGGCCGAAGGTGTCCCCTGGACCTGTACAAGCCCCGTCGCTATCGTTATCGTCATCGTCTTCACGTAGGCGTCCACCTGCTCCGCGATAGCGTCCGCGAGCCTGCGTATTGCGTCTTCCGTCGTCGAAGGGTTCGCCATGTTCTGCTCCGCGGCGGCCTGCATCGCTCCCGCGAGGCTCTCCTTGAAACTTTCGATATTTAGGGCCATTACTTCACCTCCGGAGGAATGGGTGTCGGCGGATCGGGCGGCGTTGACGGGCCTGCGCCGGTTTGATGGATGTGGTTCTTGAGCGATACGCCCGGGCCAGTCGGTTCCGGTCCCACGTACACGTCATCGCGGGCAATCACCGCGTCCTTGAATACGGTCTGCCCCTTAAAAACAAATTTTTTAGCGGTCCAGGTTACGGTCCCGTCCTGATCGATGGTAATGCGGGCGCGACCCTGGACCGGCTTCGGTGACAATCCAGGAATCGCGACCGCGGAATCCAGGGAGAAACGCGAGGCGGTGTCCGGTGTGGCGGGTACGGCTCCCGATTTCCAGCTTGCCGTGTCCGCCTCCAGGAACACCAGCAAAACGGGGTCGTCCTTGTCGAGCGGAAACTCCAGGTCGAACGCCTTCGAGGAAGGGAACACAACGGGCACGTCGACCAGTTCGGGCAGCTCTATCTGCATTCCGTTGTCCATAAGGTGCCGTATCGTCGGTGTCACCTTTGCCCGGTGTGTCTTCGTGTCATAAGACGATACGCGCGCTGGCAGTGCCGTGTGCATCGCGTCCATCCAGGCATTCAAGAAGCTATCAAGCGCGGGGCCCATGTTCATAGCGTCAAGCCTCCACCAAGTCCAGGTTCATGTAAAAGGAAGAATCGGGGCCATTGCCCACCGATACGTTCATGCGGTCCACGACGAACAGGCCCGAAACGCTCCCCACCGGGTAGTCGATGTGTACAAGGGAGTTCGGGCGAACCTTCGGAACCACCAGGGTGCGGACCGAGTAGGTCTTTTTCATGTTTGTAAAAATTTTTTCAAGGTAGCGGTACACGTCGTCGACGTCCTCTTTCGTGAGTACCGGCGGGTCGTCTTTCTTTAGGGAATCCTTGCTCGGCAAGCTCGAAAGGTTGGACCGTGCCGCGCCCATGTAGTCCGTGGAATCCTGGACCCCCAGCAACCCGGTGTCGGGCGTCAAGTACACGACGGAATACTCCGACGGGGCGCCATGACGGAACACCACCAGCTCCGCGAGGTCCACGTACAGGCCCATCCCCTTTGCCCTCAAGTCTTGCCCCAAGCGCTTAAACGCATTCGAGACGGGACCCACAAAAGTCCAACCCGACGGAAAAACGGCCTCGGCGGCCATTTCCATTCCGATGGGTACAAGACCCAGGGTCGCGGCGATACTCTCCAGCACATCTTTTGCCGTGGAATTTGGAAGGAACGAAAGACATACCGGGGTAGCTGTGAACGGTCGGGTAAGCGATCGCAAGGACATCGACCGGATGGTTGTCACGCGGTCGGGGCCCTGTTGGACCGTCTTCGAGTCTATGATGTTCCCCTGGTACATGAGGCCCGGCTCGCCTTCGTCCTCGTAACCGGCATACAGGGCCACATTGGTCCCGCGCTGCAAGAAACGGGACACCGTGTCGTCGTTCGCGTTGATAATGGTCGCGTCCATGCTGTTGTCGTCGAAGACGCGGGAACGGGTGCAGCTCGCGTCTATGCGCAAGCCCGCAACATCCACCTGGACGCCGTCCTTGTTCACGGCTTCGAGACGTACAACCCTACCCCAAGCCATTTGCCTGCTCCCATGCCTTCACGTCTTCGGGCGAAAGCCAAAAGAGACCCCAGGATTCACCCAGGGCGTCGTAATCTGTAAGCGGGCGCCCGGTGCCTTCCGTAAGCGGCAACGCGATAAGATCGCCCACAATAGGCGACAGGCCCTTGTGTTCATACAATAGCGGGAAATTAGGCACCAGCCGCAAATACCCCAAGCTCGCGCCTTCCGTATCTGCTACCATGACATCCCAACCCTCGGCCCGGATATTCCACACAAGACGGAGCGCCATCACCTGCAGTTCCGGTATGAGGACCCGGAGAGACTGGTCGGCGCTCTTTTTAGGATCGAACGGGATACGCAACATCACTGAACCCCCAGGATTAACTGTTCACGTTGTGCCGCTGTAGGTTCGGCGGCTACCTGTTGCCCTCCGTCGAGGTTCACGGCGGCGGCGCGGTTGATGTCAGTGTCCATGTTTTCGGGTTCTTCAACATCCAGGGAAACGCGGTGCTCGTTGAGCCGGACCCGTTTTACTTGACGGAACGAAAGCTCGAACTCCTGGGCGTCGCCGCTCTCCCCGTCACGGACCGCCCCGACGTGCGTAATGGCTACATCGTTGTACACTTCCAGGGCGCACACGATGGTGACCAGCTCCCGGTTGTCCATTATTTCCTTCAAGTCGGTCCAAGCCTGCTCGGCGCGGTTCTTTAGCGGTTCCCACTGTGCCAAATCCAGGATGGCCTCCGCGCTCTGTTCGTCCAGTTCCTCAACATGCCGCAGGGAATGGTTAGAGACAAGGCCGGTAAGGGTGCCCTCCCGTAGCAAGTTGTAGATACCGTCGGACACGGACCGCCCATCCTGTAACGGGTTCTCGGTCACCACGGCGTTTTTCTCGTGGTTTTCCTCAATTATCAAGTCGATATCGACGGAGCCCACGCGGTAGCCGTCCTTGCGATAAAAGAGGCACACATGTTGCGGCAGCTTGTCCTTGCCGGTTATGCTGTTCACTATTGCGCCGATCGTGCTTATCATATTGTCCCCAGGGTCAGTTCGCGCAGTTTGACGTTGAACGCGGCGTCGAAGGCCTTGCGGGAGAGTTCCGAAATATCGAACGAGCGCTGCGCCTGCGTGTTCGCGTCCGTCGCCGCCGTGTTCTTCTTTGTCGCCTTTTCGTTGTCCTTAATAGCTTTTTCAAGACCGGCAAACGCCGCCAAAAATTCCCGGTTGTCGCCACCCAGTTTCGGGTCAACTATCATAGAGGGAGTACGGGAACGCCACGCCACGCCGGTCTGTTCCGCGTAAACTTGTTTTAACAGGTCGAGCACCTTCTCGCGGCCCCGGATGTCGGGGGTCAGCTTCTCTATCTGCTTGGAAGCCTCAAGGCCCACGCGCCCGCCCATGCGGGCCTGTTCCTGTAGGTTCACGACCTGTTGCTTGCGGTCCTCGAGCTTGCCTTCCAGTTCGTCGAGAACCTGCTCGCGCGTCTTGCGCTCCCGCAGGAACTTGTCTTTAAAAAGATTTCGGGCGAACTGGAGCTCCTTTTCGGACGCTTCTTTTTCCGTCTTGTTCTTTAGCCAGTTGTACGCCTCAACGAACCCCTCGATAGCCATAAGGGCAATACCGATAGGACCGAGCGCGGTCTTCATGGCCAGCCCTATTGCCCGGAATGACGACACCGCGGAAGTCTTCAAGCTAAAAAACGCGGATTTCAAGAGACCGATGGTCGTGATTTGGTAGTTCATGGCAGCGCCGCTTGCAAGGGCCGCGCGCTGAACAATTCCCTGGACCGCGGCAAACGCTCCTGAGGCCGTGATAGCGGACCGCAACGCGGCAACGTACCGCATAATTTGGGCATTTATCGCAGGCCCAAATATCACATAGACCAGGGGCGCCAAACGTCGAGCCCACGTTGCTATCGTTCCGAACATGTCCGGGAGTTTCTGCAAGGCACCGGCGACCGCCTGGATGCTCGAAACAATCGGGGTCCAGTCGAAAGCGATTAGCATATCGGCCCCCGCCTTGAGCATGGGCAAGAACGCCTCCGCCATGTTCTGCAGGGCGGTTACAAAATTGTCTTTTAGTGTGGAAATCTTACCCGTGAACGTTTGGCTCTGTGCTTCGAGGTTCCCGAAAAACAGGCCCCCCTCGCTCGTGGCGCTCTTGAACGCCGCGGTCACCATGTCCGCGGTAATAACGCCCTGGGACATCCCGTCCTTCAATTTAGCAACGGAGATGCCGGTCTGCTTTGAAATTTCCGTTAATGGGTTGAACCCCTGGTTTATGAGCTGGAGCAAATCCTGGCCCATAAGTTTCCCGGTGCTCTGTATTTGCCCGAAGACAAGGGCGAGGCCCTTTAGCTTGTTTTGATCCGCGCCCGCAACGTCGCCCAGCATCTTGAGTGTCGGGACAACCTTATCAGCTTCGAGCCCGAAGGCCATGAGCGTCTTGCCTGCATCTGCAAGGCCCAGTTTAGAAAATGGGGTTTTTGCGGCAAAATCCGATATTTCAGCAATCAAGTCGCGGGAACGTTCCGCGGAGCCCGCCATGACCGTAAATTGGGCGTTTAGGGACTCCATAGACATCGCGGCGTCGAGCCCGGTCTTTGCCAAAAGCGTAAAACCGGCCCCGATAGCAAGACCGCCGACCCAGCTCTTGAAACTGGAGAGAAGCTGCTTGCCCTTTTCTATGCCCTGGGGGTCAACCTGGAACCCTAGCCGGGTATATAATTCTTCAATTACCATTGCGGCGCTCCTTCGTTGACTTTTTGACCTGTTCGGACTCCCAGGCGTCCGCGGCGCTGTTGTAGTCCCTCCGCATGTCCAGGACCGCGTTCAGTTGTCGGATGTCGTCAAGGTCCATCCGTTCAACCTCGCTCAAGGGTAGGCCCGCGTCCACTACCAGGCGCAATATGGGCCACCGGTCCTCAACTTCGGGGGCAAGCGTGCCTACCCCGCCAATGCTGGCCCAGGCGCGCTCGCTGAACTTGCGGCTCCTTCGGAGGTATTTGTTGGTGCTGGACGGAGTCCAAAGCGAGCCGCCATCTTTAAAGGGGCTAGTTTGTTGTACCTCCAGCTCTCGAACACGACCAGGTACATCGCCTCAAGTTCTCCACAGAACACGGAGTCGACCGTGCTCCGGTCCAGGATTTCCGTAGGAACACCACCGGGCGGCGTAATAGTCAAGCCCACAAGGGAATCGACCACGATGCCGACCGCGCGTTCGTCCGTCGTATTTGCGAGAACATCTACGACGGTATCTATTAGGGTGGAAAGGTCCACGTCCGCGGACAGGTTCGACAAGTCCAAAGTCTTGAGAACAGGCAAAAGCAAAGCGCCTACACGCTTGGCTAGTGTGAACGCGGAAGTCGCTGGCAACGGACGGAACCGGACGGAAAATCCGCCGATTTCTTTTGTGACCGGGGAAATCATGGCTAGTTGCCTCCGACGTTGTTGGTAGCGATTCCAGTGTCGAAGACCCACTCACGGCTGTTGAGATCGTCGCCGTCCTCCCAGTCGGGGTCCTTACGAATCCAGGCCTGGGGGGCAAAGAACAACGTATTGCCGAGGGTGTCTTCGATGGTAAGCGGGAACACTCCCGCGTTCGTCACCTGGTCCGCTGCAAGGATCGCGGAGAGTTCCTGGTTGGTGCTGGAAGTCTGCAACAGGGTGAGGGTGACTTCGAAGTCGCCCTGGTTCTTGTTGATACGTTCCACATCGCCACCGGCTCCCTTGCGCTTGTCGAACGCGTCACCGGAGCGGGACACACGAATGAAAGTGCCCTGGGCATAACCGGAGATAGCCAGGGTGCCGAAGTTGACAACGACCATTTTCGGGTCGTACGTCTTGACGCCTACATTGGGTACGGGCATGACTTGACCTCCTTAAATTAGACGGAAATATTACCGTTGATTTCTGTTTTTTGGATAGCGCCCTGGTAGAGTGCGCGGAACTTGACGTTCGGGAGCTTGCGGGCAATCTTATCGGCTTGCGGGATGTCCGCAAACTTCGGGGCGGTCACCTCGATGCTATCTTCCTGCAAGATACCCATACCGGCGGCGCGGAAAAGGACACCCTTGACCAGGCCCTTAATCATACCGATGCCCACATCGGAGTATGGCACCTTGCGGTTGTTGACGAATGCCCCGTACACTTCCTCGCGGATTCGGGCTTCGATCCAGTCGGTGCCGATAATAATATCGATCCATTCACCGGAGGCGACCTTGCCTTCCTGGGTGATATTCACGCCGCCGACTTCGGTGTAATAGTTGCAATTTTTGTTCTTGAGTGCCGTTTCCGTCGCGTCCGTAACGGTGCCAGGCTTTACACCCTTGAGCGTCTTGTACGCCCAGGTAGAGGAACCCGGTTCGAACGGGAAGCCCTCGCCCATCCACGCGGCGTCCGGGTAGTCCACATCAGTAAAGGCCTCGCGGTAAATCACGGCGGAGCGGTCATAGTTTGCGGTCTTCAACGTGCTCGCAAGGTCTGTGCTCTTTGTACCGTCCGGGGTGTTCGCGTCCGTTGTCCACAAGACCGCAAACCGGCGGGCCGTTTCAACCCAGGCCGCGACGCCTGCAAAGTTCGCGGACATAGCCTGGTCAACAACCACGCCATACCAGGAGTGGTCTTCGTTGAAAATTGCGGTCAAACTTGCGGCGACCGTGGCGTCTCCACTATCGGCACGCCCAACAACGACACGGGAAACGCACGGATTCTGCAGGAAAATAGCCTGCGCGATCTTGTAAACGGCGTCAGTAGTTGCCCAGCCGTCCGCGACAAGTTCAGCGAGAGAGCCATACGAGCGAGCGCGCGTGAAGGTCGTCGTGGTTTTGCTCGTAGCGAAAGTTGACAGGATGAGCGGCACATTGAAGGAAGCGACCGCCACCGAGGTCGTCTGCCGCGTGATGTTTACTGTTACAATATTGTTTAGCGCCATAACGGGCCTCCTATTCTACGTTAAATATATTTAAAATTTCGACCGCCTGCAAATTATTTTTGTCGGCGTCGACCAAATTATCACCGCCCTCGGTCACCAGGTCCTCGCGGGATTCCTGGACAACTTCCACGGATTCCATGCTCGGAGTTGTCCCAGCATATCCGCGGGCCCATGCCATTTCCAGCGTGAGGATAGATTCATGGCGCCAGGTGCTCTGTTCCAGCGAGGGGACCTGTTCCGGTCCACGGGTGCGCAAAACGGAAAAACCGGCGGCGGCGAACGCGTCCACGGTTTCCCTGTTGTCCAGGGATTCCGACAGTAGCAGGAGCGATTCACCGTCGCCGCAAACATCACGAACGACAACGGACCCCGTATAGGTATATATGCGGGGCCCGATTTGGGTCTTGTTTTCGTCAGTACCGGCTACGACGTGCGGAGTAGTGCCCGCGGGACGCCATGAACCGGAGTAGTCTATCGCGATATATTCACCGGAAGGGGCGGGGCCATCCTTGTAGGCCTTCACGACTTCGATGCCGGGCAACACTCCGGTCACCCAGTCGTATAGAACACCCCACAAAATAGAAACGCTGGTCGCCTGGCTCATGCATCCCCCTGTTGCGCTGGAGTACCTTGGGCGCTATTCTGCGTTTCCTGGGTCCCTATGTAAGCGGCGATATATTTGTAATGTTCGACAAGCCCGTTGGCATACACGAGCTCCTGCACCACCTCCCAGCGCTTGCCCGCCCAAATGACGACGTCGCCCGCCGTGTTAGAGCCTTCAAGGCTTACCGCCAGTGGGGTGTTTGAATAAATTTTTACAAGACCGGTGTCGCGCCGGTTCTCCGGTAAAAATTCCGTTTCCTTGCCCGTCAAGGGTTGAACGCTACCGGTAAACGTGAAACTTTCAACCGTGGAAACGACCCAATCGCCACGGGAGTAAGACCCGGTGCGGTGTTCGGCCTGTATGGTGCGGGGGAACAATGTGCTCATACGTTGACCACCTTGTTCGTAATTGACTGCCGGAGGTGTCCCGTGTCGATAAGCGGGCGGGAGCTGCCTTTGCCCTTCACCTTGAACGCCTTGCCGCTCACACGGTTGCGCATCCAGCCGCCGCCAATAGTAATCGGGGAGTTCGGGACAAAATCACCAGTTAGAAAAATATTTTTCATTTCGCCCTCGTATGCCATCCCGAGGGTCTTTATGGCCTTTTCGGCATTCAACTTGCCGTCGGCCACCATCTTGTAAAGACCCGCCATAATACGCGAAAAGCGGCCCGTGGCGGCCTTTTCCCGTGTTTGCGCCATAAACGGGCGCGGCGGGATTTTCATGACCTCGCTGCCCCTCTCCAGCACCAGGGCGACGGTCGCGAGGGTCGTCTTGCCCTCGTCAGCCGAAAGACCGCCGGGAATACCCACGAGAGCGGCGCGGTGCTTCAACAGCGTCAGCTGCCTCTTTAAAGCAGCCTTGCCGAGGTCCTTATGTACGAATTTAGGGGCGGGCATTGAACCCCCCGGAGCATACGCCCATGAACGGCCTGCACCCCTTACGGATCGCAAGCAACTGCAAACCCCAACGGGTCTGCGCCAGGTCGGTGTCGCCCACCTTAACCGCGGTGGCGGCGACGGCCCCGGAGCCGTAACTCACGGAGAGGTCGCCCTCACGCTTCGAAGTGATAGCACCGGTGGAACCGCCCTCGGCATTCCCGGAGCCCGGAACACTGGAGGAACCGGAGCCCAGGAGGTACCAAATGTGGGCCGCCATGAGTGCGACGGCCTGGTTATATTTCGGCCCGTAAAAATTCCGCTGGGTCCGTTCTTCCGCCATTTCCACGAACACGGAACAACCGGGGTCCTGGGCAAGACCCGGAGCCACGGCGGCTATGTATGCTTCAATGGATAGCTGTTCGGACATATTGCGGGCTCCTTACTAGGTTTCGGAAGTTTTCCGGGACTCGATTTCGTCGTGGATTTCTTTCTTGCGGTTCATGGCCTTGATCCGGACGCCTTCCTTCTTGGAAGCCTTCTCGAACTTGGTAGCCTGGTCCTCGCTCTTGATTTCGTTCACAACGTCGTCGAGCTTGTCCGCTGGGATTTCGTCGGGAGTACAAGGAACGTTGGCGTCGACCTTCTTTTCCTTGCCGTTTTCGTCTTTTTCCGTTTTCTTTTCCACCTTGTAGATGGGAACGACGGTACCGTTGGCGATGTGGTCCTTGAGGCTCTTTTCAGCGACGCCCAGCCAGTGCTCGTCGGGGATGACGTTCAAGCCAGGAACGAGAATGAGCTTCGGCACACCTTCACCGCGTCCAACAGTAATCACGCGGGCGGCTTTGTTGTTTACTAGCATAGTTTAACTCCTAAAAGGTTATAGCCCTAAATAAAGAAGGGGCAGACCGGGTTGGGCTACAAAACCCGGCGCCCCTAATAGTACCGGCGAACCCCACCGGCGGGGACCTTTAGGAGGTAATCCTAAAGACCATCACAGAACACCACGGACAGCGGGTAGTACAACAGGGTACCGCCGGTTGCCTGGGCGCAAATGATGTCGAATGCGAGGCCCTTTTGCTGCGGCGGGAACTGTTCCAGGCGCTGCGGGATTTGGACTTCGACCTTCAACGGGTCGCGGCTATAAGCCATGACGCGGGACGTACCACCGGCGCCCGCGGTTGCAAGGTCAGAGACCCAGTCAATGCGGGTGATGTCCGGGTAGTTCTCACGAATGAACCCGAGGATGGTCTTGTCGCGGTTGGCGCCGTACGGCGTGGTCTTGAGCTTGTTGTAGAGGCTCAACGGGAGGATGAGCGTGTCCGGGTTCTCGATTCCGTTCGTGGCTTCACCGGAAGCGGTAATGATACCAGCAACGTCCGCGACAATTTCGTCGGCGGTCTTGTTAGCCCATGCCTTCGAAGTGTTGCCAGCGTTGTAGGCAGCCACGTATTCCGAGATGCCCGGAGCGTTGATAAAGCCCGGGAGCTTTGCCTTCGCGTCACCGAACCAGGCAATGCGGTCCTGCTTTTCGTCAATGGCACGGCGGCAGGCTTCTGCTCTCTTTGCGTCGAGAGAGACCCCGGCCTTTTGAGCGCGGCGGATTTCCTTGAGGGAATAGCCATAGCTGGAGCCGATGTCCTTGACCGGGCTCATGTGTTCCTCGCCGCCTACGTCAGCGCGCGGGAAGTCGTTTGCGTAGTCCGAGACGATCTTGGCGACGCCTACCTGGTCGTAGGAACGCCAAATGATACGGTCGGCGCCCGGGTCCTGTTCAGTCGAGACCGGCAAAAGCTGGAGGGCCTTGAGGGCCTTGTGCTTCACGTCGTAGGTGCGGGACTTGACGAGGGCGAGCTGTTCGTCGAAGAACGCCTGTTCGTAGGCGTCTAGGCGGGTCTGATTATTTTCCATATTTCAAACTCCTTTTTGTTAGCCGAGGTCCACGGCGACAATATCGCCCTGGGATTCAGCGGTGGAACGTGCGAACCAGCCCGGGTTCAAGATTTGATCGGAACCCGCGGTCGTTTGGGCGACCGTGAGGGTCTGCGTTGTGTCCGTCGTGGTAGCGACGATGGCGACGCTGTTGGAAGCCACGCCCTTGTCCTTTGCGGTCAAGGTGACGACGCCGGACGCGACCGTTGCCGTGAACGGAATATCGAGGGCGGCAAGCAACGCCTGGAGAGCGGACGCGACCGCGGTGTTGCTCTTTACGTCGTCGGAGGTCGTCAAGGATACGCCCTTGTCACCGACGAGAACGTTCACAACCTTATTCGCGGCGGAGGTGTTCGCGACCGTGATAGTCACGACGCGGGCGGCACCGTTGGCGGCGCTCGTCTTTTCGACAAACTTGCCGGTGCTTGCGTTGACGGAGATTTCAGCGTCAGCGGAAAGCGCGGAACCCGCAACGCCCCACACCTTGCCGGTGCGAACCACGTTCACGGAGTCGCCGTCCTTCCATTCCTGGGTGTCCTTTGCGGTGCGACCAGCGACGCCCAAAAGGGCGGAACCGGTGCGAGTCACCTGCTCCCCGTCACCGGTGCCAAAAACCGGGGCGCCGTACGGGATGTTGCCTTTAGCGAGGCGGGAGTCGATCTGATGGGTTTCGGTCAGTCCGATGAGACCACCCGGCAAACCCTTATCCATGTTACCATAAGCTGCCATTTGTGGCCTCCTTACTTGTTCGGGGTGTCGTCTTGCCACGCATTATCCATGCGGGCGTTGTAGTTTCTTTTTGCTTCTTCGAGACGTTCCTGGGCCGTCTTAATGCCCGGAGTTGCGGCAACGTGGTCCGCGGCGTCGTGGCGGCTTTGTTCTTCGCCGTCCTGGTCGATAAGGTCACAAGCACAATCGAAGCGGGCGTTCACGTAGGCGTCGTCCTTGCCGTCAAGGTTGGCGCTCGGGAACTTCTTGAGGATGACCGCCTTCTTGATGTCCTGGTCGGCCATGTCGTTGCGGACTTCCACGCCAGCCTTCTGTGCCTTGCCCACAAGTTCAAGACGAGACTGGACCGCGGCGGAAATCTTGCCCGGCATTTCCTTTTCCATAGCGTCGAGACGTTCCTGGAGCGTGTCGCGTTCGCCCTGGAGGGTCGAGCACTTTGTCTCGAGGGTTTTCTTTTCGTCAGCGGCAACTGCGGCGTCGGAGCGGAACTTCTCGAGCTGCTTGCTCAATTCGTCGCACCGCGTTTGAGCCGTGCCCAAGGCGGCAATTACATGGGGCTCCGCCTGGAAGTCAGCCCCGTCGAGGTGGATGGTCTGTAGTGCCATGTTGTTTTCCTTTTCGTTGAAATTTTTTAGAGGATCACAAAGGACCCCCGCGGAGTCCATGCGAATTTGTGCGTCGTCACCAGCGCGCCCAGCGGGGACCAGGGCCACGTGGTTGTACCGGATGTTGCGCTGTATGCAATCGTACGGCATACCGAGCCACGTCCCGAAAGTCCACTCGATATCGCAATTATAGCCGCAAGACAGGCCCCGGTTGGTGCCCGCGCGGATAGCCGAAATCGCGTCCTGCTTTGTTGCGGACAATGTAACATACACCCGGTAGGAATCCCCGGTCACGTCGGACCCGACGGAGCCGACCTGCAATTCCCCGATATTTTCGGGCGTTACGATCTTTACGTCGGGGTGATTTAGCGTGAGCGGCTTGCACTTGAGGGAGTCCATAGACTCCGGGGCGAAAACTTCCTCGGGTAGTCGAAGTTCCCGGCGGGTCGTCCCGTCGTCGTTCCGATACTGGAACACGCCGATGCTCGTTACAGGCACACGGGCGACAAGAAAGCCCTCGGGAGTAGTTTCCGCGGGCCTGGTTTCCCAGGATATCGCGTTGTCATACCAGTCGAGGCGTTGCACGTCTTTAGAAATTGCGTTAGCCATACCCAAAATATAACATTAAATTTTAATAAAATCGTAATAAAAATATAAGAAAACAACAAAAACCCCGTAAATTCACCGGGGTTTTTATTAAACATGTCTAAAAATCACAAGAATTTAGACAAATCGGCACCAGGTATAAACTGCACCGAAGGTTCCGCACCGGTTCCTATATATTCGATATACGCAAGGGCACCCTTCACGGGGTCGGGCAACGTCCGAGCCCATTCCAGTACCTTGTCCCGTTCGGATTCCTGGAGCCACAAAGGCCGGTCCCCGTTTTCGTTATAAGGTACAACGGTCTCAAGAGTAGGCCCCGAAGTTTCGACAAGCGTTGCCGAAACCGAGGCACCTTCGGACTCCCATCGTTTCTGTAATTCCATATAAACCTCTATTGATTAAATTAAAAGGAATACCGGGTAACTATGGCCCCGAAACTTCCTCAACCTCGATATACGTCGTTTTTTCGACCTGTTTAGAACCAACCACCCTAAATCGGGCGTGCTTACTAACCAGGATTTCTTCTTCGCTGGTAACGTTGGAAATATCACGGATAGAAGTACCGCGCAGCCGACCTTTATTGACTAGCACCACGTCATGCACATCAGAACCATGCCCTCTCGCGAAACTTTGCGCAATTTTCAAGCTGCTAGTCCATGACGATGTACCCAGCATGTCAAGTTCCGCCCCTTCCGCAATTTTGCGCATTAAGTCATTAAAATCGGGAGTTTCGAGAATCAACCCGCGGTAAGCGGTTCCGCCATTCCACTTTGGAGAAACCCGGATAAAATCCTCGAGGGCATCCCCGTCTTTTAAAGTCGCGTCCATGACATACGAGGGAACATCACGCAGCACGCCCATTTGGGCTTTTCTAATATCCGAAAAATGGGGGCCCGTATAAGATTTAAGAGCGGTAGCAATTTCTCGGGATGTAAACTGGGCACCCTTGAGGGTCTCTATATAATTTAACGCGGATTTTATTTTAGGGTGTTCCGTCTGTTCCGTCAAGTTCTCGGAAGTCCCAGCCACAGGTTCAACGACGGGTACCGGTTCAACAACGGAGGCCGGTTCAACAACTGGCACATTGAGACCGGCGACACCCTCAAGTTCCTGCCAGTTAGGGATAGCCACGCAACGGCACATGATCGCCACACCTGGGTGCGTGGTCGGGGCTTCGGGCGGACGGGATACCCATTCCCCCTGCTCGTTTTGGCACACGGCGGGGTTGTCCCATCGACAAATCTTGCCCTGCATGACCCAATGGGACGGGAGCGCGTCCGCGTACTTGCCACCAGGGTTGCCTCGTACCCGTTCATCCTGGGCGGTATCCCAAATGTACGTCTCGAGACCTGCGTCCGCCATACGTCCCTGCGTGAGGTCCGCGTTTAGTTTCGCCGTTTGGTCCCGGGCGATTATCTTTGCCCGGTTGTAGGAAATCCTCGGCAAGTCGCGGGCGATGTTGTCCGTCACCTCGCGGGCCAGCAGGCCTTCCTTCACGCCGTCTCTGACCCGGCGCGCCACGGCATCCCGCATATCCTGGGACGCCTTTGTTATGAGCGTCACCTGTTCGCGGGCCCATGTGTCAAGCACACCAGGAAGCCAGGGCTCGTCTTCCGTGAACGCGGTGCCAATGGCTATTTTTTGGAACGCCGCCAGCTCGTTTTTGTTGAACTTGTCCATGCCTTCCGCGATAGTCACGATGGCGGCAAGGGCGGGCCCGGTTCCTTCGGGGTTCAAGTCCACGGCGTCACCGTGCGGGACCATCGTACCGACGGCGACCTGTGAATACTCGCGCCACACCTTGTCGAAGTAACGGGAGATGGCGGTCGCGTATTGCCGCTCCAGGGAGAGCGGGTACTTCCAGCGGCGGGCCTTGAGCGTCCGCAGCTTCTGCTTTGTCATGCCACCAGCCATAGCGACCAGGGCGGGGAGGTTCCTGGTCATCGGGGTCATTTAGCGCCTTCCATCGTCAAGTCGGGGGTGTGCAAATCCTCGACCGTGGTGTCCACCTTGTAACCGCCCTGGAAGCGGTTCCGGATCACGTCTTCGGGGAACAGGATACCCGCCTCGACGTAGTTACGGTCGGCCCTGCTCATGGCCTCGCGGACCTGGGCGTCCTTGAGCTGGTCGCGCGTGCTCAACGGGTTAAAGTTGATGGACAGCCGGGCGTCCATTTCCTTTGTGTCGGGCTTTACGATCTTGAGCAGCGCGTTCAAGTCTTCCATGAGACGGAGCAGCGGGGGCAATTCCTGTGTCACCTGCAGGCCCGCTATGTACGCGTTGTAGTTGTCGTCGTCACCCTCGCCCGTGGCGTTCATTCCAGCGGCGGACCGCCCGAACATCTTGGTGACCGGCACGCGGTACGCCCCGGAGACCGCCATCATTTGACGGTCCCAAATTTCGGGAACACCGGAGAAGGTCACGTTCTCGCGGGTGTATTCTTCACCCTCGCCTAAAAATACGCCATTTACAACCGATTTCTGCATGTCTATGGCTTCGAGGCGGTTGTCCAGGCTTTTCCAGTCGTTCTCGGCCACCAGGTTCTCAAGGTTCGAGAGGCGGTACTTTGCGACGCTGCATTCCTTCATGAGGTGCGATGTGCCCTGCTTTGTGGTCCCGAACCCGTAGGCGTCGTCAAGGCCGCGGTACACTTCGGAGAGACCCCAATACCGCTCGTAGTCGGTGTATCCCGGTTCCAGGATGTCCACTCGGCTCTCGGACTTGAAGACCAGGACGCGGGACGCATGGACGTTGAACGGGGTGCCGCTCGCGCCAAAGATAGACCACATTTCGAAGTCGTCGAAGTACAGGGAGCCGGGCACCTTCGAGACTTCCATCGCTGCAAGGTTGACACGGGTCCGCGGGTATTCCACGAGGCGCCGTATCTTGCCGCCGTTCTTCGGGTTCCAGGGAGTGTCCCAGCTACCGGCGCCTTCGATGTCCAGCACCACGATAGCGCCGCCGTAGAGGCGCGTATGCTGCAGGGCCTGCTTGAAGACGGCGGGACCGTGTATGCCCTGGAACGCCTTGTACAGCGTGCCGTCGTCCCCTTCCACCTCGAACCCGCACCGGGTCATGTCTTCCGCGGGCATGTCTATTGCGTTCCGGATTTCCGCGTTCGTTCGGTACAGAACGCCCAACATGACCGGGGTTATCCTGTTAAATCCCGCGACGGAGTTCTCGGGCACCTTACCCTTGTCCTTTTTCGATCCGAACCCGGACAAGAGGTTCTGCCAGCCGTCCATGCGAAAAAGAGTTTTTACAATGCCCATTTCGGCCTCCTATGTTGTGTAGAGAGCGGACGGACCGCCCCCGTGATAAATTGCCTGGCGCAAGAGTGACGCACCGGAGTCGGGAGCGTCGCGGGGGTCTTGCCCTGGGCGGTAATCCGTGATTTGTGCCAGGTATTCCGGGTCCGTGGACGGGTCCCAAACAATACTCTGCCAGTATTTCTTGAGATACGCGACGATTTTTATGTCCTTATTCATACTTTCGGAATACTTGTGGACAATGGGGAACCCCGGGATGCGCTGGAGCTCTCCAGCCGCCATGCCCTTGTCGGGGTTCTTTTCCATGTAGAAGTTGCGCACCCTGCGTTCGTGGCACACCCGGGCGACGTCGCCCTTGCAATCGTCGAAGGTGCCCGGGTAAATCTTGCCGTAGCCCTGTATGATACCGTCGGGGCGCTTTGCCATGATGGTGAGGGCGTTCGTACAGGTGCCATCCCAGGCGGCGTCCAGGTGCCCGAAAATACGGGTGGGGCGGATGTTCCAGTCCCAGGCGCCAAAGATGGGCTCGTCGAAGACCTGGCCCTCGTCCTTGACGCTGGTGTCCAGGTTGTAGTTGATCGCGAACAGGGCGGCGGTCGTCGTCGCTCTTTTCTTTGCCAGTTCCTCGGGCGTCAAGATGTGGGTGTCCTCGGGCCGATACTTCCAGGGCTCGGGGATTATTAGCTGCTTTTCTTCATTTCGAAGGCTCCAGGCATCGTCGTGGTGCCAGGGCGTGCCCACGAACGCGCAAGACTTTCCGGGGTCGATGATGTTAGTCATTATTTCCAGCACGCCCTGCTTCACCATTTCGCGGTGAGCCCTTGAGAGGCGGTCCTTGATCGTGACAATATCGTCACAGTGTATCCGGTCGTAGTGGGAACCCGTGGGCACCTGGTTTATGCCGTAGGCGTCGATGGATGCTTCTTTTGTGATGGTCCGCTTGAACGAATAGGTGACGGACCCGAACGGGGAGCGCGTCTCGTCGGGATATTGCCCGTGAAGGTAGTGGAACAGGGACGAAACGGCCTCGGTCTTCATGTACTGCTTGATGGTCTCGAGGGTCTTTGCCGCTTCGGTCCAGTTCTCGCGGACAAGCGCGATACGTTCCGACGGGTGAAAAAGCAAATAGTAGAGGATGCCCACTTCGGTGAGCGCGGTGGTCTTGTAGGCGCCGCGGTGCGCCATGAGGGCGACGTGGCGGCCCGGTTCCGCGTCCCACAACATCTTACACCAATCGGAGTGCATGGCAGTCAGTTTCGTCTTGCCTACCATGTGCCCGATTAGGTGCGGATAGTCGCGAACCTTCTCGACGTATTGGGGATTCCAGGAAAAAGACATCAGCCGAGCCCCGTGATGACAGTCTCGGGCACTGCGGGCGGCGTGTATTCCGCGCGGGCGGCCCTGGAAGAACGGATGGCCTCGGGGGTCCTGTTGTCCACCTTGCGGCCCTGGGCGAACAGGGTGGCAAGCATGAGCTCGGTCTCGTTCGTGAGACCGGACCCGGCGCGGCCGCTATCCATGCCCTGCTTGATGCACGAGAGCAGCTTCATGAGTTGACCCAGGGCTTCGGATCGGTTCGCAAGCGTAAAAGAGACGGTCTGCTTGTCCGCGTCCTTGCCCCAAAACTTGACGTCGATGCCTTCGATGCACCGGCGGTACGCCTCGGGGATTTCCTTCCAGTCGGTGAAGGCGGGGGAGCCGTCCGGGTTCAAGAACATGGCGGGGTCGTAAAGCGCCCGCGCCAGGGTGGTGTCCATGACTTCTTTCTCCAGGAATGCGACGCGGCCCCGGAGCCATGCGCGAGTGTAGTCCGCCAGTATCTTTTGGACCGTCGGGCGGCGCAAATACGCCTGGCCGCAAATGTTCGCGCGGTTCCTGGATTCGTCGGGGAACACCGCGTGGTACGCCTGGGCGTGGTCGAAGTGGTTAGAGAGGTACTCCACGGCAAAATACACCTCGGGGAGCGTTGCGCCCGCCGCCTTCCAGCCGGGAAAGAAGTCCTCGGGAGAGCAGCCATCGGGGAGAGCGTACGCCTTGAGCGTCTTCACTTTGGGCAACGTGCACGCCTCGCGGGTGCTGGAGCGCCCGTGCCGGGGAGAGGAAGCGGCAATGCCCTGTGTTTTCGTTCGTGCCATGCCCTTAATATAAGTAATTTTTGAAGGCATGGAACGGCTCAAGCGCGGCTCCCGACAGCATTTCCCCGAATTATTAACACTTTAAAAACGTCTTTTCCATTGATTTGTTGATAAAGTGTTAATAAATGTTTATAAACTGTTAAGAAGTTGTTTAAATAGTTGACGAACGCGGGTCGGGGACCAGGTTAAGCGACGGGTCGCGGGGATATACGATGCGGCGGCTGGAGCTTACGGAGTTGCCAAACTCCAGGGTGGTCTCGATCACCAGGGGGCCGCGGATGCGTTCGGGTAGTGGGTGCCCCAGTGTAGAGACTGGGGAGCCGGTATCGCGTACGGACATCGTGGCGAAATGGAAGTGGACTTCGATGGGTGTGGGCGTGCTCATGGTCTTATTGTAGGGAATGAACCGGTGACGGGTGCAAATATAAGCAAATTGTAAGAAATTTATAAGTTCCGGGACCCTCGGAATTTTCCTATATTATGGAAGTAAGAAACAACAACCCACAAAAGAGGATACCACAATGGCAAACAGAAAATTTTTAAACCAGGTCTTCGACACCATCTACGACTGCAAGGTGGCGGTCAAGTTCACGAACAAGCGTGGCGTGGTGCTGAATTTCCCGGCGTGCGAGGCCCGCATGTTCTACTGGCTGCACAACATGAAGAAACGCGAAATGGGGGACCTTATCGACGAATGCGGCGCGAAAACTCTCGAAGAAGCGGTGCGCGGGATCGTCCGCGCGGTGCTCTCCATGTGGGGAGGCCGTTGGGACGGTCACGAGAGTTTCCTCCTGGAGTTCAAGGCATAGGGGGTCGAAATGCAAGATTTTACACAGAATTTCGAACGCCTGGAGGACATCCAGGGCAAATACCCGCCGGGCACGCTGGTGCTCCGGGCCCAGTTCGTGTACATGCTGCAGGAACAGTTCCGGGACCTGGAGCTGGACTACCGCAAAATTTCGGAAATGTACGTGGCGGAAATGGAGAAAGCCGCAAAGATGGAGCAGCGGGTGCGCCACGAGAAGCGGAAACGGTGCCTGGCGAAAGCTGAAACCACGCTAAAGAAGGCCGTTTTCTTCGAGAGCCTGGAAGCCAGGGCGGTTCAACATAACGGACGGATTGCGGAGCGCTACATGAAAAAGAAGGTGCGCAAGTTTAGGCACTGGAGGAAATGGCTCGAACTTGCCGAACGCTTTGAGGAGGTCGAATGAAGTGCGACGAACTGCAAGTACGGACGATTTATGTTGACTGGAAAGGCGGAGAAATCTGTTATTATGACCCTTATGAGGTAAACGAATACGTCGCTGAACTGAAAGAAAAGCACAAGAAGGAAGTCGCGCAACTTCTAATGAAAATTTCAAGCCTTGAAAAATTAGTAGAGACTGCCGACAAACTAATAAAACAAAAAGGCGGCTTTACAATAAAGGATATCAAGTTCGGTGGGGTAAGCGTCGGCTCGAACCTGGGGACAAGTTCAAGTAGGAGGACGGGATGCAAGAAGTGTTAGACGCTTGCTGTGGACCCAAGATGTTCTACTTTGACAAGTCGGAAAAGGACGTGATTTACGTTGACAAACGCCTTGTTGAAAACGAGATTATCTGGACGAGCAAGGACGGCAAGCAAGTCCGCACTATTGACGTGATGCCGGACGTAGTTGCTGATTTCCGAAAGTTGCCGTTCGCTGACGAGACTTTCTTCCACGTTGTTTTTGACCCGCCGCATCTCGTCAACGTTGGCGATAATGCCTATATGATGAAAAAGTACGGTCGACTACCGAAGGACTGGCAGTCGTGCCTAAAACAAGGTTTTGACGAGTGCTGGCGAGTCTTGAAAAAAAATGGGACGCTAGTTTTTAAGTGGAACGCCGTTCAAATTCCGACGACGAAAGTTATTGAGGTTATCGGTCGCAAACCTCTTTATGGACACAGGTGCGGCCGTCAAAACAGAACGCACTGGATGATTTTTTTCAAGGAGATGTGATATGGAACTGAAAGCATACAAGGGTGATGTGACTATCCCAGTTTACGGAACAATCGCTGACGAAAAAGTTTACCTGCAAGAAGATGCCGACCGAGAGATAGCCCGACAGAAGCGCAAGCGCTGCCTCGCGTTGGCTCATTTCTGCTGGGAACGCAGATGGCGACCCGAATTTGACAAGTACGCATTTTGGCACCGTTGGGGCAAGATTTGGTTCGAACTAGCGGACAAGTTAAAGGAGGCGAAATGAAAATAAAATTTTTCAAACGGTTACGGAGGGCGCTCCGTCGCCGTTTTTGCCGTCACGATTGGGACTGGAACAACGGGGTACGCATCTGTAAGAAGTGCCTGGCGATAGACATCGCGGAAACGTTGCGGACTATCGAGATACGGCACCCCGGAAAACAAGCGGGAACCGACCGGCCCTGTGTATATTTCGACCCTAGAGGGCGCGTCGTCTCGACAGGGCCCGAGCACTTGAACCCCATGAACAAGGAATAGCGGAATGGACAAATTCTTGAAAGAAGCGTGGCTGCACCTATACAGCGACAAGCGGACACGCGCCCTGCTCGACGGATCGGAGAAAAGCATACTGGACGGCGACGTCCGTGTCGTCACGAAGACCCTCATGACCAACGGGAGCCTCGTACTGTGGGACCCGTCGAGAGAGCAGCAATACGAGAACAGGATGCCCCAAACGGTAGAACGAATCCGGGATGTAAAGAAAGTTATCGCGCCCATAATATCCTCGGAGGGAATACTTCTGCCGGACGCGATTGCGAACCGGATGAGGGTGGCGCTGGGCATAAAGTTCGTTTTGGCCGTCGGTTACGACAACGCCGCGATAACCTGCACCGACATATACGCGGACGGGTTCGCCATGGAAGACGGCGCCCCGCTCGAAAGCGACGGGTTCCTGGGTGGCGGCTATACGGGGAAACCGTTCGCCCACGGGTGGATCTACAAGACCGTGGAAAAGGTGATGCGCAAGTTCGCAGTGTCCCGTGTCGAGGTCGCGGACAACTTCAACGGGCACGGCCACGCGATCTTGAGGTTTAGCGGGTCGTTCAAGGGCAAGCCGCTATCCCTGGCACTAATGAACTGCCTCCTGTACCCGGGCGACGAGGACCACGCCCTCGACCTGGTCCGTGAATGGGCCAAAATGTAAGAAACATGTAAGAAAAATGTAAGCTCCCGCCGCGGGAGCTTTTTGTATATTTATAATGTAAACAAGAACAACCCACGCAAAAGAGGATACCACCATGCGCAAAATTGAAACAATCAAGAACGACATCGCGAAGGCCGAGGCCCGCATAGCGAAGAACACGGAAACGCGCGGTCGCCTGGTCCAGCGTTTCGAAAACGCGAAAGCCCGCGCCATCAAACTGGGATGGGACTACAAGGGCGACGGGACGGACTCCAGCCGCGCTCCCTTGAACGCTATCTACGACGCCTGCCGTTCCGCCGACGACGCCCTTGAATACATCGGGAATAAGGACAGGGTCATCCGCGAGGACAACGAAAAGCTGGCCCGGCTCACCCAAGAACTCAAGGAAACCACCGAACGCCTGGAAGCCATCCCCCAGGCCATCAAGGATTACGAAATCAAGCTCGCGGACTCCCTTATTGCTGACCGCAAGTTCCGCCGAACATGGGCCCAGGGAGAGGTCGAAGAACTCAAGGAAAAGGGGGAATGGATCACGCGGGAAACCTTGAGCGCCAAATGGGAGGAACTGGACCTCGGGAACGTGCGACACTTCGACGACCCGAAGTGGGATATCTACAAGCGCCTCAAGGAAAAGAAGGGCGAACAGGAAGCCCTCGAACGTGTGGCGAAAGAGACCGACGAATCCATCGAGACCGGCGCAAAGCTCGACGCCCGTTCCCTGGTCCTCGACCTCAACGCCCGCGTGTCCGCCTACGTCGGGGACGCGACTGACTGTTCGGGCCTCAAGATAACAAAAGGCACCCACGGCTACGCGGTGCTGAACGGGATCGTCATCGGGACCGAAGGACGCTGCGAGGTAAAGAGCAAGGGGGTCGCCGGGTACAACATCGTAAGATGGCACATCCGAGTCAACGTGTACAGAATCTAACAGAAAGGCCCCAACGGGCCCCTGTTTTCTCCGACCGTGTAGTTGCACCACCCGGAGCAAAACAGGCCCACGGCGCCCCTAATCCGTCAAAACGCGGACCGGTCCCGAAGGATCACCCCGGAAACGGGGGAACCGGGCACCCGTAGAACTCCGCCTGGGCGTCCCACCACTCCCGGGGCGTCGAGAAGGGGCCCGACGGGATGTAGTCGGGCGGAGGCGGGGGTTCGAATGGCTCGTCGAAGTATTCCCAGGAAGTGCGGAACGTGACGGAGCCGCGGTTGAACCCGTCGGGAAGGTAAATCGG